ACCAACATAAGGAGAATAAAATGACCGAGGTAGAAATAAAAAACATGGTTGACCGCTTTTTGAATTGGCGGCTTCCAGAGGATTTTCACCCTGACTGCGGAATTCATTTTGACGCTGATGCTGCGAAGAAACTGCATCCACACAATCACCGCTATGAGCCAATAGGCGCAAACCTATTTACGGCAACGCAAGCAAGGGAAATGGTTAAATACATGATCGGGGATTTTAGTAACGAGGCCACCGATGCAAAATAAAGCCCCAACCCAAGCAGAACTGTTGCCGAGTGATTATCAGAATTTGAAACGCCCCATTTTTGATATTCAAAAGTTCAACGTCAACAACCAGGCTATTACGATTAAGGACGGGGAAGATAAATTTCATGCCTTTGGTGAGGTTGAATCATGGTTTGAAGAAAATTGGCCTATTATTCAAAGTGCCCTATCCCTAGCCGCTGCACCCCCCACCCCAAATCATGCGGAGTTGGATTATCCAGAAGGCGCTATTTATAACGGGCATGTTTACTTTAACAGGCTAGAGCATCACGGCGAAGTAGCTAATCTTTCAGAGTTTTACGAATTAAAAAACTGCTTTTCTGCTTTGATTGAATACGCAGAAGCCGCCCGCGCTTATGCGGCGCAATCTGATGGAGGGAAACATGAGTAAAGAACTATTTGAAAAATGCCCGCAATGTGATGGTTATGGATGGTACACAGAAACGGTTGCCAGAAAAAATGGTGAACCGGAACCCGAACAAGCGCAATGTTATGTTTGTCCAGAATCATGCGGTTATATTCCCTATGAAGGCGCAGCGCAAAAACCGCAGGTTGATGGGTGGTTGCCGATTTCAAGTGCGCCGAGAAAGAAAAAATGGGTTATTTTAGCGTGCTTCCCTCTCGCCAGTGATGATGGTGACACGTTCCCAGAAGTTATGTCGGGTTTTTACGATATTGAATTAGAGGAATGGTGCAATTATGAAGATGCGATACCGTTTATTCCTACCCATTACATGCCTTTACCTCAACCGCCCAGCGCGGCAAGCAGGGAGGGGAAGTGATGATCGCGGCCCTGTTCGTTGAAACCGATGGCTGTTATTTCAATGTGCCTGAAATTGACCCATGGGATATTAGCAGGGAAGCGCGTCTTTATAATGATAATTTCCCCGTTATTGCTCATCCGCCCTGCCAGCGATGGGGAAGATTCTGGCATGGAAGCACGAGAAAACCACATCAATTCAAATTGGGCGATGATGACGGGTGTTTCGAATTTGCTTTAAAGTCAGTCCGGCGTTGTGGTGGTGTTATTGAGCATCCGGCAGATAGCAAAGCATGGGAATTTTTCGGATTGGCAAAGCCACCACGTTCCGGTGGCTGGATAAAGGCTGATGAACAGGGAGGCTCCACCTGTTATGTTGAACAGGGATATTATGGCCACTTCTCTCGCAAAGGAACTTGGTTATATGCATGTCGGACTGATTTGCCGGAATTAAAATGGGGGCGCGGCGCGCAGCGGCTTCATCCAAAGGCATTGGAAAAATACGGGTATGAGAAAGCCAGGCGAATTGGCATGTGCGCCATGATTGGCGGAAAAGATAAAACCAAAATACGGAATGCGACACCTATCGAATTTCGTGATCTATTAATCTCAATCACAGGGACTGTAAAATGACCACACCAACGCCGTCAGACCAGTATCAGGCCAACGCGGCAAGCAAGAAAGGAAAAACCGATGAGTGAAGATAACAGCCCCAACGACTATGTGAAAAAGATATGCACCGGAAATGGTGAGAAAGTTTCAATCCGCGCATTTCCAATTGTGGCAAACTCGCATGGAAACCTTTATTCTTCTCTGAAAGCAGCGCGGGCTTATATTGAAAATCCTGGACTATTTATACAGTCACGAGATTTTTTATTGAAAGCAATTAACAATGTGTTGGAACACGCAGAAAAGGCGAGTAAAAAATGACCGACGCTCCTAAACTGCCCCCAATTATCCAAGTGCCCCGCGCTGATATGGAAAAGCTGTTCCAGGCCACGAACGGCGCACCGCCAGGCTCACGGCTGCACACCGTGCATCTATGGGCTACCCGGTTTTTAGTCAAACCCGTTGTGAAAGAGGAGTTGAAGTTATGACCAATGAAATCATGGGCGCCGAGGACTTTGCGCTAAAAATGGCCAACCGAAGAAGCTTTAGGGACGCGGTGGAAATGATAAAAGAGCGCGACACCGCCCTCACCGCCCAAGCACGGAATGATGCGATTGAGGAGTGTGCTGATAAAATGGACACATATTGCGATGGGAATGGATGCGAATTTGCTGAAATCCTGCGCGCATTAAAAACCCAACCAAAGGAGACGCCATGAGCGACTTCAAAATAGGCCACGCGCAAAGCTACATTGGCAACCAGGATACAATCCCTATGCCGCCAGCTTTTCCAATCCAACAAACGCCAGTCATTCACAAGCTCGAAGGCATGGATAAGCTGCTGGAATTACTCGAACGGCTAGTGAAAGCATTGGAGGCGAAATGAATACGATAAAGCTATGTAATGGCGTCGGTTGGAGCCTTTTCAATACGCTGGATGGCAAAGACCTGGCAATCAGTATTGGTAGGCCCAAGACGATAAGAAACTTTTTAATTGAGATGCTTGCCGGCCAAGACCCCATTATTATGAATGTCAAAATAGCGTTTGACCCTAGCAACAAGGCATCCGTTGAGCTTCGTGATCTTGTAAATGGACTATTTGTAAATGTAGATGTCCCTGCCGGATTAATTCTTACAGGAAGGGGTAAAGAGAAATGACCCTAGAACTCATCCCCATCATCGCATTAAAGATTTACCAACCAACCGCGCTAGGAGGCGCAAACCAATGTCAGCACTAGACAATCTAACAATCAAAGAAGCCCGCGAACTTGCGGCCCTATTCGGCAACACCAGTAGTCAAGGAAAACTTGACACCTATGCTATAGGAAAGAAGGTCATAATTCGTACCTACTCTGCTGGCGTATGGTTTGGCCTGCTAATGCAGAAATCCGGTAATGAGGTAATTCTAACCAATGCTCGCCGCCTATGGTCATGGTTTGCTGCGGAAAGCATTTCTTTAAGCGGCGTTGCCAACTACGGTGTGAAAGATGACAAGAGCAAGATAGCGCCGCCCGTTGAAAGCGTTTGGCTCGAAGCAATTGAGATAATCCCAACATCGGATAAAGCAACCGCAAGCATCGAGGGCGCTAAAAATGCCAAACCTGAATAAAGACATTATATCCAAGTACGGCTCCGGCTCCGGCTACGGCTCCGGCTCCGGCGACGGCTCCGGCTCCGGCTACGGCTCCGGCTCCGGCGACGGCTCCGGCTCCGGCTACGGCTCCGGCTTCGGCTCCGGCTCCGGCTCCGGCTACGGCTTCGGCGACGGCTTCGGCGACGGCTCCGGCTCCGGCTTCGGCGACGGCTCCGGCTCCGGCTCCGGCTCCGGCTACGGCTCCGGCTTCGGCTCCGGCTCCGGCGAATAATGATGGCTTACTTCCCCCTCATCGCATTCGTGATCTTTATCGTGTGGCTCTGGCGTTATGCCGTCACGGTGCCTAACGAGGAGTGGGGGGATGATTAGATTATGCCACTTGACATATCTTTTAATCGTAGTAGATTAACCATCGGGAGGGTACAATGCTAAACGAAAACAAACTATTGGATATCCCGGTATTACAGGAATATCCGGTTCAAATTCAAAAACCAACTGCCGCTGAATTGATGCCAGATTATTGTGTCTGCCAACGCTGCCACAAAACGCTGCCTGCCTGGGAATGGGCTTTTGATAGGTCGGGGCATACGTGTGGCGGTGAAGTGAAGGGTGTATGGGTGTCAAAATGATGAAACAGCTTGCCGCCGTATCAATTTTTATCCTAGGCATGGCCTTTGGGACCGCAGCAGGGTATTTTGCCGGACAATCTTTGGTATACGAGAAGATCATGTCAAATACCGAAATGCTTATCGCGCCGCATGCGATGCCCGTTCAAAACGAGGAGAAGAAAAAATGAGCTTTAAACTTAATCTTCGTGAGCCTGGACGTAAATTCATGCTGCAATTGCGACGCGTCCGTCAACGTTCGCGTGTAGCGACCAAGCCATTTAGAAGCAAGAACAAGTACATCATCAGCGGTCCGCTGGCGAATGTTAAACCACATCAAACGGCAGACATCATCTGGGGGTAACTATGGATGGAATGACAATTTACTGGATAACGCGATTGGTTGCGTTGAATGATTTTTTTTGCAAAATAGTTGTGGTTGGAGCAACGGCCTCTATTATCATGGGCATAGGTATGGGCTTAACCGCAGGGCCCGGAGAGGTGAGTGGAGAGGACCTTAAAAAGTTTTGTACAAATTATTTTCGGCCAGTTGTTATTATCACAATATCGGCTTTGTTTATTAGTATTTTTACTCCTAATAAAGACGACATGATTTTGATCGCAGGGGCAGAAGTGACGAAGAATGTCGCGACTGAATTGGCCCCCGAAGGAAAAATGCTACGTGAGTGGGTAGATGATGAACTACAGAAAAAAATAGGGGAAGGAAATAAATCTCCATTGACACCCGCTAAACAATAAAATAAGATGTCAATCATGGTCGGAACTAAGTTACTTGATCCTCACACGCTGGAATGTCCATCCTGCAAGTCCTCTTGGGACGCAGGGGATATTCCAAAGGAAAACCATAAGTATTATTCACCCCCATATAAATATTTCCGGGTGGTGGGTATTGAAGTTCCTGGCGGATATGACGGTATCTCGTACTGGCAATGCCCGGATTGTAATACGGTCTGGGATAGGTGGACGGGTGAAGAAACCCTTTTGCCGAAAAAGGGGGTTGGGGATGGCATATAGTACGTTAGATTATATGCCATATGCCCCGAAATGTCAGGCGCAAATTTACCGGGATAGGGCCGCAAGTGCGAAATCAGATTCTGAGTATCGTCATTTTTGGGGTATGTATGAGATGGCTATGCGTCAGTTACATGATAGAAATCCTCTTTATAATGTTCTTCCGAATGAGTCTTCGCGGGATGAATCCAAAGAGAAAAAAAAGAAGACCAAAGCAGACCACATCAAACAGCTTATCATAGCTAGGAGAAGAAAAAATGCAACTACCATCGTTTAAAACCCTATTGGCATCTGGAAAAGAGAAGATAGACGAACTTATGGCGCCTGCCCGTGCGGAATTGGTGAAGGCCAAATTCTTCCTGCGCGTGAAGGAAATCGAAACGGAAATCTTAGCGGACGAAAACAATTTCCAGGAAATGCTGGCATCCTATAAGGATGAGAAGAAAATTGATTTTGATAAATTGGACTCAGCGTGGGATGATATCGAAATCAAGGAAGCGCGCCTAGAACGTTACAAGGATTTGTGTTCCAAGCTGTTTCCTAAATCCAAAAAAGACGAATAGAGAGAAATTCAGTATGAGGCGCGTCGTTCTAGAAAGTCCGTACTCCGGCGACATCCTAAAGCATACGCAGTATGCCCGTATGTGCCTGAAAGATTGCCTGGAGCGCAATGAGGCGCCCATGGCAAGCCATTTGCTGTACACACAAGTGCTGGATGACGAGATTATCGAGCAACGTGTAGCCGGGATTGCGGCTGGCCATGCTTGGCTGGATTGTGTGGATGCCGTTGTGGTTTATTCGGATTACGGGATTTCACAGGGGATGACCAAGGCGATTGGTCTTGCGAATTCTAAGGGGATTCCCGTAGAGGATCGCAAGATTATTTCAGAAGACGGTGAGGATTAGATGACCAACAAAACCATAAAAATAAAGGGAACAAACATGGGATTTCTGGGGTTCTTAACATTGCTGTTTATCGGCCTGAAACTGGGTCATGTGATTGCATGGTCATGGGCGTGGGTATTATCGCCTATTTGGGCACCGCTGGTATTCGCTGGTTTTATCATTTTGTTTGTCCTGATTTGTGCGATAATCGGTAAATAAATTTTCAATACCTGATTGACACATAAGAAAACAGTGGTATCATTACAGTTCGAATTAATTTCTTGCCTAGAACAGGACAGGGAATAGTGTTGATTACGGTTACTTCGTTTTTCAAAAAAAACACCGTAATCGCTTTTTCTTTTCCTGTCCTGTTGTGGGCAATGGTGTAGGTATCGGTTACTTCGTATCTGAACGAGAGGTCATGGGTTCGATCCCCATCCGGGAGTTTACTTTCGGTAGCTCAGTGGTAGAGCGCTATGTACTGGTATCGCCAATTCCTTGCCCGCAGCTAACTTTGGAGGGGGAATCATGAAAGTAAATGTCGTAAGAAAAATGACGGATGCCACGCATGAAGGCGGGGTCGCTAATCCTCATATTCCCTATATCACACAACTAAAGCGTGCGGTATTCGCATGCCTCTTGTGGGAAAACAACTTCTATGAAGACGGTGTGAGTATTGCGGACCGTATTAAGTCTTTGTGCGATCATGTTAAGCCGGACGAAGTGGCTGCAATCGCCCGCGAAGCGCGTACCAAGATGAATTTGCGCCATGTTCCCCTGTTATTGGTTTGTGCGTTGGCGTCCAGGAAGTATGCTGGCCTGGATCAATTGACTTATGATGTCATTGAACGCGCAGACGAAATGGGTGAATTGCTTTCAATTTATTGGAAAGACGGCAAGAAACCAATTCCTGCCGCCATGAAACGTGGCCTAGCCGCTGCATTTACCAAGTTTGACGCCTATCAACTCGGAAAATATTCCGGCGGTGCAATCAAATTGAAGGACGTTCTGCGTCTTGTGCACCCTAAACCAATCCATGATGTGCAGGCGCGCAACTGGGGTGATCTTGTCCGAGGTGAATTGACGTCGCCGGATACGTGGGAAGTCCAGTTATCTGGTGGTGCGGACAAAAAAGAAACGTTTGAGCGCCTGATTCGTGAAAAGAAACTTGGTTATATGGCGCTCTTACGCAATTTACGTAATATGAGCCGAGCGGATGTCGATCCTATCTTGGTGAAAGATGCCTTGATGAACGGTAATGCCAGCCGTGTGCTACCGTTTCGCTATATTGCCGCAGCGCGTGCCGTTCCAGAATGGGCTAATATCATTGATGGGGCATTCAAAAAGAGATTGGAAGCATTAGAGGGGGCAGATGGGGACACCGTTTTCCTGGTGGACGTTTCTGGTTCAATGGATAGCAAGCTATCGTCTAAGTCTGATTTAATGCGTATGGACGCTGCGGCAGCTTTGGCTGCGATTTGGCCTGGTGAAAAAAGGATTTTTAGCTTTTCTAGCGCGCTAGTTGAAGTTGGGGCGTATCAGGGACTCGCAGCAATCGAATTGATTGTGAATAGTCAAGAACATGGTGGTACTTATTTGGGGAATTGCCTAAAGGTTCTTCCTGGTATTTTCTCTAAAAAGCCAAAGCGTTTGATCGTTATTACGGATGAGCAAATCAGTGATAACATCGGACGGCCCTATGCTGAACACGGTTATATTATTAATGTCGCTAGTGAGCGCCCAAGTATCGCTTATTATGGTCCATGGACGAGCGTGACTGGGTTCAGCGAGAATGTACTTCGGTACATTCAAGAGCATGAAAATCTAAGTTAATCCCTCACCGTTTGACTTTATAATTTATTTTTGAGTATTTTAACGCTCGGGGGAGAGCTGTGGTTTCTTTATCTGCGCATCAGGATAAAATAGATTCATTTCGAGGATCAAGAAGTGGAGTCTATTCAGACCCACGAACAGATTTTATCGCCTTCTTGCGTGAACAGGGCTATCAACCACCTGACCGCCTACGCGTAGGTCCACCCTTTATGAAGTTTCCGTGCCCAGCAGATACGGGTAATAAAAAGAAGGGGTTCTGCATTTACCATGAAGTTGAAGACCGGGATCACCCGAGCCGTGTCATTGGTATTGGTATTTACGGCAATTATTATGATGGGTTAGAGCCCAAGAAATGGGTAAGCCGGAACTTTCAAGCATTATCGCCTACACAACGTATGGATTTATCTAGTCAGATTGAAGAACAAAACCGTCAATATGAACTAGAAAAAGAAAAATCATACCGTGATGCGGCGGATATGGCACGTCAGATTTATGAAAAAGCGGACGGTACCCATCCATTAACGCATCCGTATCTGGAAAAAAAGAAAATTCTTCCATTTGGCGCAATCCGTATTGCCACCACGTCTCTTGAAAATGAACGTCCAGGCGATCTAATTGTTCCAATTGTGAACGGTAAAGATGAGCTGATGAGCCTGCAATTCATCAAGCCCAATGGATTTAAGATGCATATGACGGGCGGTAAAAAGCAAGGTTGCTTTTTCTTTATCCCGGCAGACGGTGAAAAGAAAGACAAGATTATTTATATTTGTGAAGGGTATGCCACGGCAGCCAGCGTTCACGAAGCAACGGGTCGCACCGTCTATGTGTCTTTTGATTGTGGTAATCTGTATAATGTGGCCTCACACGTTAAGAATAAGTACCGGGATGCGAAGATCGTGATCGCAGGTGATGATGATATAGACAAAGAAAAGAATGCAGGTAGGGATGCTGCGACGGCAGCAGCATCCGGTCTCGGTATTGAATGTATATTTCCGGTTCTATTGAAGGGGGCTGGCAAGGATTGGAATGATCTAGCTTGTTCGGAAAGTGTACAGGCCGTCAAGCGTCAGTTGGAATACCGTCCCGAAGCCTATAAGAAAAAAGAAGTTAATGCCGACGATTTTGAATTTGAACCACCGCCCGGTATGTTGCGGAACGTGTACGATTATTTTAATACGACATGCGGTAAAGATCAAAAGGGATTTGCTGTCCAAACGGCATTGGCGGTCGTAAGTATTTTTACTGCAAGAAATTTTATCACTAAAGGTTATGGCAATCTTACCAGCCTCTATCTTTTGTGTATCGGGAAAACCAGTACCGGTAAGGAATTCGGAAGAAAAACTATCCAGCAAATTCTTGAAGTCACGAATCATGAAAATCTTGAAGGTAATAGCGGCTATACGTCACCTGCTGGCGTTTTGTCGGACCTTATAATGAAACCGCGTCATATCAATATTATTGATGAATTCGGCCTTTACTTAAAGAGTGCCCAAAAAGGTGGCGATGGTCGGATCATTGCTGCTAATGTTAAATTAATGGAAGCATTCGGTCAGCTTGACGGAAAGATGTCACCAGCGGGTTATTCGACCCTAAATCTTCCAAAAGACAAAAGAATCGAGATGCAGAATCGCCGTATCCATTTTCCGGCGGTAACGATTTTTGGCATGACGGTTCCCAGTGAATTTTATGATGCCCTCGATATTGAGTCTATTCGGAATGGTTTTTTAGGCCGTTTTCTTATTTTTGAATCAACTGCCAAGTCAAGTGTTTATCGGTCAAAAGAAATACAGGGATGCCCAGAAGCTATTAAAGATTGGGTGAAAAAAATTGATGACAGAATCGGAACGTCCGAGGAGGTGGCGGGTAGCAAGCCCACTCTTAATTGGATTGAAGTTTCAAAAGATGTAAAAGATATTTTTGAGGCATATTCACAAGAATGTTTTGATGTCAGTGAAGGGTTGGAAAAATTCGGAATTGGCGGAATTTTGGGAAAATCCGCTGAGATAATGCTGCGCGTAGCCTTGATCGCAGCACTCGCACGTGATCCAGATACGGATATCGTCAAAAAGGAAGATGCAGAGTGGGCGTACAAATATGTTAAGTTCTGCTTTGATAGAACAGTTTCTGTGGTAAAGAAATCCATATCCGGGTCCCCATTTGAAGCGAGAAAGAAGGCCGCTTTAGAATATTTAAGAAATGTTGGGGATAAGGGGGTAATCGAATCAGAAATGCAAAACCTCAAGCCGTTCTCTGCGTGGGCCCCAAGAGATTTAAAAGACGTTATTGAAGCGCTTCTCAAGTCAGAATTAGTCGCCACCAAACAAGAGCAACGCGGGAAGAAAATGGTGCTGGTGCATTATGCTGTTGTATAATTGTGTGTTGCCGTTTCCCGTTAGCGTGAACGGGGCTTATGGGGGTGGTTCGGGCCAGAAAAGATTCCCATCAAAAAAGTACAAGGAATGGCTCGCCAAGTGCCCGAAATTGTCCGCTGAACATATTAACGAATGTGTATACATTGTGTACATATTTTATTTCCCGGATGCGAGAACCCGTGATATTTCCAACTACATTAAGGTAGTTGATGATTTTTTAGTTAAGAGCGGGGTGCTTATTGACGATAATTGGAAGATTATATCAAGGGTTTCCATCGGGCACGGCGGAATAGACCGAAAAAATCCTAGAGTAGAAATATCAATTTACCCTATTGACAAGTATTCGTTCGATGTGATTTAATAGGCTATCCGTCCTAGAGGCGGCAAACGAGCAGAAAGGAAGCAAGATGAGCAATATGGCAGCATTGTTTTCCGAGCACGCGAATTTGTGCAAGGGAATCAAAAAGCTAAACGCCCAGAAAGCTAGAATAGAAGCAGAAGTGGCAACCGCCTTCAAATCTGATTTCGATTTACAGCTTGCTGGCAAGGAGTACAACTGCGGCACGGTGAACGCTGTGCAAGATGGTTGGGCAATCAAGGGAACGGTAGGGAAAGATATTGATTACGATCAGGCGCAATTGCGTGGATTGTATTTCAAAACCCTATTAACCTGGGGCGATCCCGATGAATATATCAAGGTCACCTTTGATGTAGAAGAAACAAAGTACAAGGCATGGCCGTCACCGATCAAGAAATTGTTCGAACCGGCCCGCACTGTGAAACCAAAAAAGATGAGTCTTTCGATTGAAAAGATCGAAACAGAAAGCGAGGCCGTATGAGTGAAGAACTAAACCTAGCGAACTTGGTTAAAACCAAGACCGCAAACCCGCCACGTTTGATCGTGTACGGCCCGGAGGGTGTCGGTAAAACCACGTTTGCAAGCCAGGCGCCGGATGTATTCATTATGGATATTGAGGGCGGTCTGGATGGCATCGAGGCTTACCAGCAAGAAGCAAAGACATGGGATGATGTGGTTGCTATTTTGCAGGCGTTAAAGACGCAGCCACATAAATTCCGGTTCTTTGCACTGGACTCTTTGGATTGGCTCGAAGACCTTATTCATGCCAAGGTTTGTCAAATTCATAACGTCAAAACCATGGATGATTTCAACTATGGTAAGGGCTTTATGTACGCGATGGACTACTGGATGACGTTCACCAAAGAACTGGACTTTCTGCGTGATGAACGCAGGATGGGTAGCATCCTTTTGGCGCACGATAAAATCATTCGTTTCAATGATCCAACAGGGACAAGTTATGACCGTCACATCGTTAATCTTCGGGAAAAGACTTCTTTGCCCCACATCATGGAATGGGCAGATGCGGTTCTCTTTTTGAAATTGAAAAGTGTCGTTACGACCGAAAAGAATGGCTTTAAGGAATCCAAAAAGGCCCACGATGCAGGCGGTGTTCATATGTACGCCAAAAAAACTTTGTCATATGATGCAAAGAACCGGGTAATGCTATCCCTACCAGACGAATTTCCGATTAGTCGGGATAACGCATGGGGTGACTTCATTTCCCAAATCGGTAAAAACAAACCAACAACACAAGGAGAGTAAAATGGTAGCAGTAAAATTAAACACAGAAAAAATGGAAGAAGCCAAGGCTGCGCCAACTAGCAGTTTTGGGGTTACTATCCCGGATGGTACCTACAAGGCTGTAATCGTTAAATCTGAAGAGGTCGCACCTATTGTGTCGGGTGATCCGAAAGATTTAATGCTGACGGTCGTCATCACGGACGGCGAACATAGTGGTAAGGAGCTGGAAGTACGGCTTGGATTCGATAATACGAAACCAATGAATCCAGAAAAACCTGGTTGGACATACCAAAAAGCCGCATACAAAAATATGGCTGCGATTCTGGACGCATTGAGCATTCCTCAAGACGTGAAAGATTTCAATACCACTATGTTGCACGCGAAGCCATTGTTGATTGTGACTGGAACGGGAAAGCCAAAACCTAAAGCAAACGGTAATGGGAATTGGCCTGGCAGGACTTATATTAATGATGTCCTACCAATCCCCAAGGCTGGTGCTGTGCAGGCCACACATCAGGCAGTAGCGGCTGCTGCAACTGTCCCCGTTCAGGATAGTGCAGTGCCACCCTGGGAACAAACAGCGGCATAAATAACAAGCGTGTGGAACCGAGCGCGCTAAATCGGTTCAACTTTTTCGGAGGGGATAATGAATTGGGAATTAATTTGCTTTGGCGGAACTGTTTCAGTGAAACCCTATACCATTTTCCAAATGTGTATAGGATTTGTCAAAAGGATTATCCATGGTTGAAATTTCAACTGTTCCCGGTGATAAAACACTTGCCGCACTGCGCCATATTTGCGAGCAGATCGGTAATAGCAAGGAACGTCGGGACTACCTAGGCGCATCCCTTATTGGTGATGATTGCGTGCGGAAGGTCTGGTATGATTATAACAAATATGAACGTAAACCGTTCGGGTGGGAAACGCTTTGGAATTTCGAAGACGGCCACAGAACAGAGGACCTGATCGCCGACCGTTTACGCCTTGTGCCTGGTCTTCAATTGTGGACGCATGATGATGCGGGTAGACAGTTTGGGTTTAGTGATCTTGATGGTAAGTTTAAAGGCCATTTTGATGGTGTCATCCGTGGCCTACCTGATGATCCTGATAATAATTATTTATGGGAAAACAAGGCAAGCGCGCAAAAGAAATTCGCCGAATTTCAAAAAGCCAAACAGACCCATGGTGATGGTGGCGCGCTTAAACAATGGAATGCCGGATATTACGCACAGGCGCAGCTATATATGCATTACACAAAAATCCATCGCCACTATCTTACGGTTGCATTGGCCGGTGGCCGCGATCTTGATTCATGCATAACCCTATATGACCAAGGAATGGCGGAATTTTATATCCAGCGTGCCAAATTAATTATTGGAGCCAAAGAACCATTGCCGAGGATAAGCGACAAGCCAGACTGGTATCAATGCAAGATGTGCGATTTCAGGGGTGTGTGCCATGCTAATTCCACATAGCCATCAAGAAGCCGCTATATCATCAGCATATGAATGGCTCTTTCGGCCCAATGCAAAACCAGGGCTGGTTGTTGTCCCCGTTGGTGGGGGCAAATCCCTTATTATGGCCGAATTAATTAAGCGTATTTCATTGGCCTACCCACGCACAAAAATTATTTCACTTACTCACGTTCAGGAACTTATTCAGCAGAACGTTGAACACCTGATCCGGCAATGTCCAGAAGCAGATATTTGTATTTATTCCGCTGGCTTGGGCTCTAAGCGGCTTCATTCTGATATTGTATTTGCCGGAATCCAAAGCGTCTATAACAAGATTGCTGATTTTGCGCGCTGCCCTTCAATCATCCTTATTGATGAAGCGCATCTGATTAGTCATAATTCTGAAACCATGTACCGTCAATTTTTGAACGATATCGTGGCGATCAATCCTAATGCCCGTATTTTAGGATTTACCGGAACGCCTTTTCGCGCTGATACTGGTCGCCTAGATGAGGGTGATGGTAGGCTATTTGATGAGATTATTTACCAAATTGAATTGAAATATTTGATTGATAATGACTACCTATGCCGTCCCGTAACGCCTGAAAATTCGGTAATAGAAATGGATGTCACTGGCGTAGGTACCCGAAAGGGCGACTATATTGAAAGCCAGTTGCAAAAGGCTGTAGATAAGCAGGGTATTACGGGTGCCTGCGTGGATGAAATTATTCGATACGGCGCTAACCGCAAACAATGGCTGGTATTCACAGCAGGTGTTCAGCATTGCTTACACGTCATGGAAGAAATAAAGAGCCGTGGCATTACTGCTGCTATGGTGACAGGGAAAACCCCGCCCGAGGAACGGGCACAAATATTTGCAGATTATAAGGCTGGAAAAACCCGGTGCTTGGTGAATGTTGGGGTGGCTACTACCGGTTTCAACGTCCCGGCTATTGATATGATAGCCCTGATGCGCCCTACGCGTTCTCCGGTACTTTATATGCAAATGGCGGGTCGTGGATTGCGCCTATCGCCAGGCAAAGAAGACTGCTTATTCCTAGACTTTGGTGGCGTTATTCGGGAATTGGGTCCATTGGATGCTATAGACATTAGAAAACGTGCTTCCGTTAAGGACCCCGATGATATCACGTTGCCAGTAACAAAAATATGTCCAGCTTGTACTACGGTGTGCATGGGCGGTCAAAAATATTGCTATTCTTGCGGATATCAATTCCCTATGGGTATGGAACTGGATCGAGAGGCCGAAAAAAAACAGAATATGCTAACAGGTCTACCTGAAAAGCGCCCCGTCATACGTATGACAACTGCTGTACACAAAAGCCTGAATAAGCCAGATGGGCCAACTAGTATGCGTGTGGACTATGATTGCCTGGGTAAACGTTTTTCCGAATGGGTCTGCTTTAACCACCAAGGATTTGCGCGTGAGAAGGCCGTAATTTGGCATAATAGGATGCGCCCAGATATCCCGCCACCGGCAACTGTAGAAGAAGCCGTGAATATCAATTATCCGAAACCGGATGAGATCGAGGTCCGCCAAGAAGGTAAATATTGGCGGGTAATGAATGTCGTTCTGTCTGAACGCGCAATGGAAAATCTATCGTTACCGGAAGGTATAGATGATTACGAGGAAATTTTATTCTGATGGAAGAGACGTTTTATGATGTCGGGACTTGGATTTGCTCGGGACCGGTGAACGCCTGTAAGGAATTCATAAAATTTAATGGGTTTACAAAAGAGGATGTCCGACTTATAATGGACAAGGAAAATGAAATAACGGGGGTTGTTTCCAAGAAGGCTGGCTTATGTGGTGGACCAGGATTCATACCAAGCCCAGAAAGCATGAATCAGTAATGACGTTTTGCGTTTGGACTGCCGATAAGATTACGGTAGTCGCCGAGATGGTCGCATCCCACATGTCGTCATCTCATATTGCTCGAAAGATGAGCCATATTTACCGTGCCACGATTACAAGAAATTCTGTTATTGGAATTTGTCATCGGAATGGCATTAAGTTTCCAATTCGTAGAAAGCGCAGGGGCTCTCCCAAGATGCGAGCGGTTGTCGCTCGGCTCAAGGGCTCGGATGATGATCGGGACGTACTGGCGCCATTCCAGGAATACCATGGGGGCGAAAAGACGCATCAGGAACTAGGTCCAGGGGAATGTCACTTCCCATTAGAACGTGGGGATGGTCATGTATTTTGTGGCAGACAGATTGCTCGCGGTAGTTATTGCCAGCATCATTATTCACTTTGCTACATAGAAGAAGACCCGGCATAAGCCGGGCCTTAAAATTTCCTGTTTTTTGTCCAGTCGATTATTGTTGGGCGGTTTCTGCGTTTGGGTTAACTATTGAAGCAGTAGGTTCCTGTGTCTGTGCAGTCTGGGTTACAGCAAGAGTAGGTGGGGAATTCGAGGTAGCTTCCAATGAGGGTATAGATGTGTCCGCAGTTAAGGCAGGTTCGTTTGGGCTTTCGAATGCAGATGAACCGATAGAGGCTGCCAGTTCGGTAGATGCATTCCCAGCAGGCGTCACTGGTGTAACCGTGCTCTGTGCAGTAATATCCTCGTTTGGGCTCTTTGGCTCTGGTGGCACAGCCAAATTAATCGACGGCGCAATAGTAGCAACTGGCACGTTATTCGCACGTGCATGGTCGAAAATCTTCGCGATTAGCTGATGAAACAAGACGCCAATCTCGTTCAAAAGGGTTTGTGCCTTGGACGCCTGATCGTGTAGGTCGTTTTGGGTTTTTTTAAGTTCTTCGTTGGTAGTCATACGGTTTCCCCGAGGTTGAAGTGAGGGATAGATGGTATCACTATCAATCATTTTGTCAACTACTGTTTTTGTTCTTCCCAAACTTTTGTCACAAAAGATTGACAGGACTTTAGCTGAAGGCGGTAATGTTCGGCTTCGGTTGCAAAATCATAGAGCTGATTAGATGTTGCATTTTTTGCAACATGTCCTGGTTTGCCGGAGGTTCCATCATGTCCTGGGGAGGTGATGGTAACTGGCATGCTGGCGATTGTGGACTGCTGCAAGCGGCTACGCTCAGCAGTAAGATTAGAAAGATTGGATTCAAAGTCATGTGACACCTCGGAAGTCACGATTTTATCATCTTTACAGCTTTTTTGCAATGCTTCCTGCTGACTTTTCAATTCGCTTTGGTCGTGTAATTTAATTGCGCCAACGTCCAAGGTGTGCAATGCAAACGCTACAACGGATGTTATGACGAATGTTATAACTATCTGGATATAATTCATGATGGATCGCTTTTTGACTGAATCCCGGTACCACCCGCATAAACCCCGCCACCGCCGAGTAGACTGCCTAGGGCAATACCGAATTCACTGATATGAGGGGACGTTGGGGCTAGGCAGATTTGAATAAGGCTGTAAGCGATGATCGCCAAGACACCCCATAGGATGAAAACGACGTGAGGTTCAACTGATTTTTCTGAAGGGTCAAATAATTTATCAAAGAAATTCTTATTGTTCATTGAATAGCGCCTGTTCTGCCAATCTACGTCTGGTTAGTCCAAGTAGAACTACGCCGCCAGAATGGTTCCATTTTGGAAACTCATTGGCCGCAGCCCCAAATTGACGGGCGTTTACGTATTGTAATAAGTGCGACGTTTGTAATTCGACGTGCCCGACGTTGAAAAATAGATCACTTAACGCGTCGAACTGGTTTTGGTTGATTTCTGTTATTACTAGTCTCGTCACCCAATTAGCAGCGTCTGCCATATCATCTTGCAACCATTGATCGGCTTGCTCCTGGGTACACGTATCTCCCTGTTGGACGCCATTAGTATGTCCAAATCCAATCGTCCAGATGTCGCGTGAATCTTGGTAAGATTCAAGATAGCAACTCTCAAATTGCGTGGCTAAATTGAATGCGTTCTGTGACGGCTGCATGATTATAACAAATGTGGAAGAACATTAACGAGTAGTGATGAAATTAAATTTTGCGTACCCGGAAGTGAATTGATTAGAATAACCCCGAATATACCAATTAATTGGTATTGTAGGCCGTCCGTTTTTCTTTTCAAATTATCGTTGGATGTAGTTATCGCGGACAGCATATCTTTTGTAATCATGGTCGTGGAAATATTGTCTATTTTTTTTGCCAACTCTTTGTGATCTTCTGAATTGCCTTTTAATTCATCCTCAATACGCGGAAGAATAGTTTCTAGAACGGCAACCTTCACTTCTAGGCTTTGGTTTAATTCTTGGTCGTTCATGTTATGGTTCTATTCCTTTTATTTTTTGATCGTACCAAAGTTGCATCTGACTGCCGACACGCATAGCCGCCACACTACCAAACCCCATCGCGGCCACACCCGAAAAGAACAAGAAGCCATCCTTGGTAGGAACCACATCCACATCTTTCGCTATATGTGCCAAGATGGCAGATGAAATGGAAAGTGTTAGGATGCTCGGGATATGACCAAAACGTTCCATTATTCACCCATTCACCATCATAGCGCGGCGGCGAAAGAGGGCGGCGTGATCCATTTTAGGCCAATGCGATTGCTACGGCTGAACCATAATAATTCGTACCATCCCAAGTGATATCGAACATGTCAATCTTGTTCGCTGCTGTGGAGTACGCTGGTGGCGTACCTCCTGCCCACTTGATGGAAGACAAACTGTAAACGTGCCCTGTGGCGTCTTGTTTCACAATAAGCGTATAACGCCCAGGATAGGTTGGCGTAGTCTGCGTCATCGCAACAGCGCCTGTCACCGAAATCGTTTGGTAAGGCCCGTTATCTTTATTCAGCGCGAACGAAGTTCCGGAGTTGCCATTCGCATAAATAACATCTTCGCCAGTACGTCCAACTTCGCGCCAGTAGGTACCGTCATATTCGAACCAAATCGCATTTTTGGTGCTTGATGTCCATAGTTTACCGACGATAATATTCGCACCACCCGGCGCGATTGTCGTAAAACCGGAATCGCCACCTTGCAAAATCATGGTTTGTCCAGATTTGCCGCCCGTAAAGTTTGTAAGCGTCGTGGCGGAGGTGTTCGCGGTTTTAAAAATATTGCTGCCAATAATGGAAGGCGTGGCCGAATTTACAGTGAGCGAATTAATGGCCACGCTAGTTTGAGAGTAGCGGGATGCAGAACCAAAATCCTGATACATGCTGGTGCTGAAAGAAATCCCGGGGAACAAATCAAGGTTCAAAATCGTATGGGTATGCAGCGAACGGTTACCCGAAGTAATGCCGGAATAATCGACCTGCATAACGTGATTTGTGCCGGTCACAAATGGATTTTCCAAGACTAAATCAGTACAGCCAGTCACGGATGATGGGCCGCCCGTTGAACAGGCAAACGCGGGTTGTCCGCTATCGGCGAGCGTCGCATAACACGCCCAACCCGTCGTTGATGTGCTAATTTGCGGGATTGCCACGGTGCCAAATACAGCACCAAAAGGCCCGCTGTAGGTTAGCTTATAAGTGTAGGTCGTGCCCGTAACCAGCGCCACCGTTACGTTCGTACCCACGGCTGCAATGGCTTGCAGATTTGTTTGCACGGTTGCGGCGCTATCGCCGTTCCCAATCGTAAGCGTACCACCCGTGCCGAGCGTAGTCGTGGGAATGGTAATTGTGGCACCCGTGCCGGAAGCCGAATTAACGATAAACTGGCTCAGGCTAGTCCCTTGTTTGGTAACGGGCGTGCTTTGCGTTGTGAAACTGCAACTGCGCCAGCTTGTGCGCGTGGTACCCGTGGCGAGGTAACCAGATGCCTGCGGATTGCCAGGATCAGAACTATTGGTTGTATAGTTGGCGGCAGTATAACTGGCCAATACGCGGCAATTCACAAATGATAGATCAATTCCTTGAGCAACGGGTACCAGATCGCGCGACGTGAGGGTGTAGCGAGACCAGAATCCAGGACAATTATCGACGTTTGAAACGTCTGCAAAACATCCCGTGACAGTGCCATCATCGCAATCCAGGAAGTTAAACCCTGCTTGTCCTGAATCAGCACCAGGTGCTGGTGTGGAATTGCTAGAGGCATAAGGCTGGCAGACGTTGGTGATGGAACAATTTGTCCAAGTTGCGGAGTCAATATCCTCCATATCAAAGCCGCGTTCGCAGGTATCGGCGACTAGATTTGAATAAGCTGCACCCGTGACGAATTTCGATTTGAACGCTGATGAATACGGGTTATTAGAGCAATAGCCGTTGGAAATAATAATGCCATACGAGCGCGTGAATGGCGGCACATAAGGAGACGGTTGGTTACCGTCTCCGTAAAAAGCGTGCGGCGGCGTCGCGCCAGCGCCGGTTGTGGCATTGGGCGTTTGGCTATAATTGATGTTCGTGACTTTAAAGTCAATCAAAGTGAAGTAGGATTGTTTCTGGTAAAGAACACCAAAATCAACCGAGTCAGCGCGGTAATTCGCGATGCGATTACCGAAGTTATTATCCACAGCCGGATTCCCGGTAAGCGAGCTATTACCGATTAATTTAATACCTGTGACAAAACCTTGCACAAAGATATTCTCGATGTTGCAGAAATTCGCGCCCGCGATATGGATCGCCGATCCAAAGTTTACCCCAGTTGATGCCGATGCGAGCGAGCAAGAAACTTTTGCTTGCGAGGATTGAAAATTGACACGCTGGAAGTCAATACCGTCCGCCGTTAATTTAAAGAGGGGCACGCCATAATTTACTTGGCTCAGAATGGTGCCATTGGCCGAACCGCGCCCTGAACCAATAATTTGCAAGCCAACCGTTGAAATCACAATCCCGCTCGGCGCGTTGCACAGGAATTTCCCTTTTGGAAGATTTAAAATTCCTACGTTGCCGGATGCGACGACTGCCGCAACCGCAGCGTTAAGCGCACCGTGGTTATCTGTCCCAAATTCGCAAGAAGCGCCGCTTACAGCGTTCACAGGCGTGGTCGGCGGCGAAAGGCCGATGTTATTACTCGCCCAATTTACCGTAATGCTCGTAGAAGATGCGACCGCAGAAATCAGGCCAATCATAGGCAAGCCGCCGGTGCCAATACTGGAAACGGAAATGGTTTGTCCAACCACCGCCGTTGCAAAGCCGCCTGATGCGCTGGTAACGGTTGTGGGAGTGCTTAAGCTAAGAGTTGCGTCGGATACGACAACGCGGTCGGAAACAAGCCCGTAGTCACCCGCATTAATTATCTCAGTCAAGGTAAGGTCAATATTTTGACCGGATACATTAACGCCAACCCCATTGCTGCCAACAAGTATAGCAGCGCCGGAAACGCCGTTAAGGGATGAAACCCCGCCGCCGCCGCCCGTATTAGATGTAGCCTTTAAGACCATTACGCACCTTCACCGGCAGAAAAGTAAACATTCCCGGTACCGGCAGGGTTGATGACAGCAAAAGCGTCACTTCCAATATTTTTAGTCAGAACAACGATTGCTCCCGGCGCTACCGGGATAGATGACGCGCTTTCCGTGGTTGTCGGTGCAGTTGCGGTGGCTGTAGAGACGCCGAAATTAACAAAAACCACAGTTGACGACCCGTTATAGATCATCACACTGTTTGCCTGGATCGAAAGGGATGACGTGAAATTACCCTGTGCGCTCGTGCCAGAAGAAGCTAGAACGATTGTCCCATAAGTTTGAAAATTCAAGAATCCATTAGGATTAAAACTATTATTTGATGCCATAAATTCCTCTTTTAATTATAACGATATTATACCAGATTCGTAGTAAAAATTATAGGTGTTGACAGAATTCAACGACTGCTTCCATGGTACCGATACAGAGCCCAAAGATCGCGGAACTAATCCTGGTTCCTTGCTCAAATCCTGGTATCTTGCTTGGGATTTTCCATCCAAAATAACAGGAAGGGGCGATCAGAAAGCCGCTTAAAGCGATGGATAGACCCAATACCGGGTTCGATGCCGCTACAAAGAACCCGGCTGGAAGCGTGAATAAAAATCCTTGAAGCCCAAGATTTGCAAAACTGCTTAATGTAAACGGTGGATTGATGTATTTCCCCCAGGCAGCCCAAGTAGAACCGATATATGATACAATAACCAAAATAGTGAAATAAAGGAAATTATCTTGCCAGGGAATAAAATGCGCAAAGGGAAAAACGGTTAAGGCAAATGGGAGTGCCCATAAGAGCAAGCGCCCCATCTGGCTATTCAAGGTAAAGAAGTCCCAAATATCGGCGTAGAATTTATTCGTGGATGACGGTGCAGCCGGGTTTAGTGGATCGGCAGTCAATTCTGTAATCCAACCATCCCGCATCCGGTTGGCGATGGCGAGAAATGGAATTTGCCAGGGGATCATGTGAGTTGCGCACGCAATGCAGCTATCTGCGTGTTCAGATTCGCAAGCCATCCGCCATCAGCTCCGGCAGCAGCTTCACGAATCCGGCGCTTGGTCTGGGTTGCTTCCAGCGCGTTAATCTGTTGCTGAATAAGCGCATTGCCAGTTAGGGCAGGCGGCATTACCGCCTCAGGATTCCCATTGCTATCAGGCTGAATAATTTTACCCGCTGCTTGCGCCTCAAATAGTGCCGCGTATGCTTCGTCAGTCACGGCCACCGCGTCACCGGGCATCGTTTGATGAAATGTGTTGTCGTAAAAACCTTTGGTGGATGCTGAATAAAATTTTGCCATGTTAATTTCCTATCGCAAGATAAGTGAATGGGACATTGTGGTTGAAGGTAAGTCCGCCATTCGTATCCCCATATATGTTGCAACCTGTGGTTGATAGTGATTCCGTAGAAATCGCTGGCTTATCTCCGCTGGTGTTCACGTCGCCGTTTGCTACAGCCCACACGCCATAACATTTATTGGTAAAAGCTGCTGGAAAAGTGATCGACGTATAGTTTGAAGTGTTGCTATTCGCGATCCAAGTTCCTGTCGCTATCATATAAGTATAGCCAAACGGGCCATATCCAAAGATTACATTGGGGGTCGGATTGTAATTAACACCAAATCCCAGATTAGTAATCGCAGTACTCACGTTCGCCAAATCAGAAAGATTGTTCGATGCCTTTAATCCCCCTAGATTAGTAAGCGCGGTTGTCGCATTGGCGACATCAGAAAGATTGTTCGATGCCTTTAATCCCCCTAGATTAGTAAGCGCGGTTGTCGCATTGGCGACATCAGAAAGATTGTTTGCCTTTAATAGCGGTGTGCCGCCAGAAGGATAAGTAGTATTAGCTACCCCACCAACGAATGTCCCCTCTACAACCCCCGTGATAGAGCCAGGATTAACCGGGACAGTCGCCTGTGCGGAAAGCGTCCAATCCCCATTTGCAAGATCAGTCGCCCATACGCCGGAAAGATTCGCAACTTGGCAGATATAATAATTTAAGGTATTATCCCCATTTATACCATCTTGGACGATATCACCCACATTATACGAAATATCCGTTGCCCAAATCCCACGAAATTGCGTAGTACGAGACGAAATTTGCTGTATTTGCATTTCCAAAGTATCGAGCGCAGCTTCGATTACTTGCGGCCAAAGGTCTCCCTGGTTTGTGAGCGACGTGGCCTGTACAAGCGGGAGAGTTCGTTGAATAAGTAAATAGGTCCCAACTGCAATAGGCGGACCCGACAAAGGATAGGTAACCGATCCACCAATTCCCCAAATTTGATTGGCTGCCGATGGATTTATGGTTAACGTATAAGAGGATGGGTTTAGAAGGGATAATGTGGTACCATTAAAATAGTAAACGTAAATAAAGGGCGCAGCATCCCCAACGAAAGAGAAAGAAAATTCTGTCGTTGAACCATTACCGATAGCAGTAACGGAATTTGATTGCGTAAAAATAGTCATATCAATATTATACCAGATTCAGGTCAAAGCTAGGTGTAGCGGGAAATTGCTACTCGTTATCTTGTTTATCGTTTTGGCTGCTCAAATAGACACCAGGTATCCCATACGGCACGCCGCCGCCCGGCACATATCCGGCCATAGTGCGTTTTTGCTCTTTATCTAAACGTCGATTTGTTCTTTCCCACCAGCCCGGATCAACTGCTTCGTAGACGTGATACCAAGCCATATAATCTAGCGCACCTTTCAGGTAAACAAGATTAGCGAATGGGAGATGATTAACTCCAAAATGGGCTAATTCAGGCCACACATCGGCATACTGACCATTTTTATGGTTGACATTAGGGTTAAATGTATCCTGCATCCCATTGTTATAAATTTTCCAGATTTGGTCTAGGTCATTGGCAACTGGACCGGCAAAGGAAACCAGTGGGGATGAGCCAGCCATCTTGTAGGTTTGCCCGAACATCATATCACCCATCAGCCCCAACATCCCGCTTTCTTTAGCAGCATTCATCCAAGTTGTAGGATTTCTAGGATCATCAGCCGGTCTACCAGCTATCATATTCATGACAGAAGAGCGCATGTAGCCCAATGGAACCCCCATTGCAATAAGCGTACCGATATTCATGGTGGCATCTTTAGCGGACAAACTCATGTAAATATCACGCTCTAGGGCTTGGTGATATAGGGCTAACGGCCATGCTTTGAACTGCGTGAAGAAACGAGCAAATGTATTGGCAGCCGTGCCCCGTTGGGTCCCGAAATTAAGAAGTGCGCGTTCACGGACACCAGGCGTTACGGTAGAATGCAGGGCAGCATCTGAATAATAGGACCCAATTTTATCTGCTAAATTATTCTTGAAATCTTCAGGATACCTGCCCCCTAATCCCTCCAAAACAGAAGCAGGTGTTAAGTAATTACGTCCGTTGTAAGTGTGTATCTGCTCAAGGCCACGTAAAGATTCCCATTCTTCCGGCGTAATACGATACTTCCCAAGCATATTTTGAAGGTGGGGCTCCAGCTCATCAAATGATTTAGTTAAGTTTTCGGCCAGATTATTGGCTAACATCCCACGCATGGCTGCCTGAGAACGGTCTAGGATTAAATGGATTCCACTCATTTCAACTACTTTGCCAGCCCAGGAGCTTAACATCCCTGGGACACCACCATTGGTAGGTGCATCTATTTGCGAATAAGAATGGCGTGCTGCGCTATCACCATAAGCCCCCAATTGGGTTTGTAGGTCGCGCAATTCTTGGGAAGATCTTCCAGTCATGAGGCCCTGAGCCAATTCCTTCATGGCGGAAATTCTGTTGATACCGTGCTGTGCTGCTTCTGAAACAAAGGTAGGTGTAACGGAAACCAAGTGGGTTATTCCAACACCTCCTAAATGTACAGAACTTTCACCGGCTAAAACAGCACTCGTAAATTGATCCAACCCCATATTGGCAGGTATGTTAGCCGTACCATCCAACTGCTTCATTTCGTTAACAGTATAATGAACATCTCCCTGAAATTTGTTCACGCCATCAGCATCTGACTTATACATTTCTTTCAGGCGATTAACGACTAAATTTAAATTGGCTGAAGGATTGGCTCCAAATCGGTCCATAAGGGCAGTCGCCTTTGTCCCTCGATTAATCGTATTCATTACAGATTGATAAAGAGTCTGTGATTTCCCAAAATCTTGCATATGATCGTGCCAGGACTGGCCATCTTTCCAAACGATGGCGCGGTGAGCCGATACCCGGTCTCTGATATTGGACGTTCCCTGTAATTCCTTCGGAACAATTCCAGTCTCTGACAATCCAACACGTTCATGGATACCGGTCAGAAATGATTCAAACATATATTGCCCAAATTCACGCTCGGCCTCTGCCATTGTTTGTCCAGGGCGCGGCTTAACACTTTCAAATGTTTTATCACTCATGCGCGGGCGTTCAGTAGACCACCATGCATCGAATGCCTCTGGCAATGTTTTATTTATGCCTGCGGCCTGACGCATCTTAACCGCATCCCATTCGGTGCGCGTGACGTAATTTTTCGCATCCCCAATATCACCACCAACCTTGTTTTGACGATCACGAACTTCGTCTATCGCTTTAGAATATATCTTAGCCAGGTCTGCTGCGGGACCGGTGCCAGGATCTTGTCCGTTACTAATCTTAAACATCGCGTCCGAAATATCACGATCCAAAGCACCCTTTATGGCTACCTGTTTATATCCATTTTTATAAACTTCATTTTCTAGCGTTGAAGATAAAAGTGCGCGGTCGCGATTATACGAACTTTCGACGCTATCGCGCCCGAACTTATTGGACCCACGGAGTAAAGAGCTTAACCATTCCTGCGCGTCCTTAATATTCGTGCCGCTTTTCTGGAAATCATCGACAATGCCCTGACGCTTGGCCGCGCTTTCTAAAGCTGCAATGCGGCTCTTGCGAGTTTCCTTAAGATCATCCTCGATCTGTTTTAGATTCTTGAATTCTGTACTACATACAGCCATTATGCATTCCCCATACAATCGGCCAGGGCCTTAATCGCGGATTCGTAAGTATTTTTAGCCGACTTATATGGATCAATCGTTTCAGCCAATAATTGTCGCTCTTCTACCGTCATTTTTGAGGTGTCCAATTTCTGTTCCAGGGCTGATATTTTTTCATCATCTGGATGAATGATCGTATCAATCGGTTTTTCTTTTAATCCAACTGCTTCCACGACTTTACCAATGGCACCCTTTATCGCTCCAACAACACCATCTTCTTCAGGTGCTGGATTCTTTTCCTCAGCAACCTTCTGAGCAACAAAATCTGATGTTCCTTTGTCTAGAACCACATTATTTTCCTGAGCGGCAGATTGAACGGTATTTTTTGTTTGTTCTAGAACGGGCGCATCCACATGGGTTGGTGGTAATTTTATAGGTGCTTCCACGGGTTCTTCTTTAGGTTTATTGAATTCTTCTGATGCGCTTGCAAGTTCTGTTTGTGTCATATCGGGAGACCAGCCATCACGATATAGGGCTGATTGTTGCTGGGCTTTATTGGCAATCATGTTCTGGTCAAATTGATACGAAAATCGTTGCCATTCTGCTTCTTTGGTGTTCTGAGCAGTTTTTTCATTTTCCCATTGCTTCAACCATGTTTGCTGATTGGCTCTTGCCTGCTCCTGTTCTGGAGTGAGGGTGGCAGTATCATAATGTTCAAAATCCGACAACTTATCTTCAGGGCGAATAAGGGTCCCTTCTGGAGACATGATATTATATGCGGCGGCTCGAACGGGGAATAATGCCTCTACGTCAACTGGTCGGTTATCCACAACCTGGGAAACAGCAGACCTCATAGCACCGTCTTTTGTGATTGCATCTGAATCCACAATTTGCTGGGCATCTGGGGGTAATGGTAAATCTTTATTGGCTTCTGGTGGATTTATATTATCGCTTATATTAGCCTTACCAATGCTTCTCATTCCCTTCCAGGCATCTGTTGCCGCGCCAATCCCAGAATGGAATAGAGCCCCCATAACAGCGGCATTTTTCAGGTCATAAAAAGCAGCCCTGGCGTCATAATCCGAATTCCATTGTGTACCTTCACCATATTTAATCGCCGTCAGTGGAACCTGTGACAAGCCGCCAGAAACTGCGCCAGATACTCCGCGAGCGATTGTGCGTCCTGCGAAACCAGACACGCCAACTTCACTAAGTCCCTTAATCATTCCAGCCTCACCAAGCCCCGGAACGAACATGGTGGCTAGGTTAGCAGGGTCCAAAACGAACGCAGCGGAATCGCGTATGAAGTTTTTCAGGCCGCTATTTGGATTTTGATATTGCCAACGCTGAAGGCGTCCCTCAATATCCATCTGATCGCCTTTGGCTTTACCCAACATTTGGGCAACTTCAGGATATTGTGGTTGATCTGTTATTTTTTGTTGCGTACCGTCTGGTCCGATAGGTGCATATTTCTGGTTTACCTCATCAGCAGGAATTTTATTCTCGCCTGAAAGGGAGCCGGAAATATTACCGCTTAATTCGTCAACGCCTCGACCAATGGCAGCGGTTGTCGAGCCAGATTGGAATCTATCAAGTATATTCTGACCATCTGAAACGGGGGTATTATTCGAATACTGTTGTGACAGGAATTCATCCGGTACGGCTTGCGATATATTCGCATCTTTTGGCATAATCATTGGAAGCATGTTAATTACTCATATATTATTGATATGATCGCAGCATCGCCGGGTCATTGGAATCTACTGCGTTTGCTGGGGCTTCTGTACTTTCCAGTAAATCAATTATAGGTTGATATGGGCGCGTAAGCACAGCCTGATTGTAAGGCATTGTAAATATCTTACCATGTTTATCCAATACCGGAGCACCATTTTGATCCAATAGGTTTAGCCCATTACCATTTTTTGCAGCCACCCAAGTATGATTACCCTTTATAGCATTATAATATTCATCTGGGGTTGGCAGGCCATGACGACCTGTATTATATTCATTTGGCGCCATTGCGTAGGACGAAATATATTTTAAAACTAAATCAGAATTCTGTTTAACGGAATCAAATTTATCCGTCGGGACGGCGGCCCCGCCGTTAGGCATAAAATCATACTTAGACGTAAATGCTTTGACTGCATTAGACGCCGCCGTGCTGGCATCCTCATTAAAGTTGTAAATTCTGGCGAATGCCAAGTCTTTAATAGAGTTGAATGTTGATGCAACCATATATTTCGATTGATCGCCGCTGCTATTCTTAATGGAATTCGTTAGCGCAAGGTAAGCGGGATCGCTCTGAACTTTTTTCTGAATATCGCCTTCATTTTTTTTACCAATAAGATCGGAATTTAGCTTCCCCTTAACATCCTGACCGTACCATTGCGATAAAATCGTCGCATCTTTAATCGTATCCACGTTATCACTAAGCTGTGCAACAGCCTGCATTTGTGGGGATAATTGCCCAACAGTTACCATAGAATGGTATATATCAGGCCATGATTTACCGTACTGAGTTGACAATTTAGAAAACGTATTAGCCGCTGTAGATGGATTTGACATCACTGAATTGGATAACGTTGTTGCAGCGGATACTGGCAACGCAGTCTGGTGATCTGTATCCACTCCTAAAAATTGCTGTCTGGCTAAGGATGCATTGATAAAATCTCCCATTTTAGATGGGTCTTGCGCGGCTTGATTGAAAAGACCTGTCAATATTTGATCCTGCTTAACTGCCGTACCGGCGGGATCATTGTTAAGTTTTTGGACGTACTGGTCGGCTGCCGATTTCATCATTTTATAGAGCTGTGATTGACCTCCCTGTAAATTATCCAGACGCGAATTCCAGCCAGCCAAATCTGGCCCATATTGCTGTGGGTTTGACGTAGCAAGACGTTGATATTCCTGACGACGCATATCAATCAATTGGTCTGGTGTAGCTCCGTCCTTAGCGGCCTGAATAAGCTGGTCACCAAATTCTTTATAATGATTAACGATACCATCCATCACAACTGGACGATCTGCAACAGGAACCTGATCCATTCCGCGTTTATCCCAAAATTCAGTCTTATAAAAGTCCGCCGCGTAAGTCTGTCCGGCTTGGGCACCCTGCTCATCTGTTAATTTTTTGGCTTGGGCAAACTGTTGGGGAAAGAAATTTTTATCAATTCCATAGATTGCATGCCCATCCGGCGACAGGCCACCTTCGTTCTTCAAAACAGTATCTATAGAACCACTGGGGCCAGAAAAATAACCATTTAAATCATTGTAAATTTGTGCAGGCGTCTTGGTCTGAAAGGACCCCGCAAAACCTGCGACAATGTGCAAATTATCAACCTGTGACTGAATATTTTTTACTGCATTAGGATCATTAGGATAAGCGGCTTGAATTTGTCCAGGCGTATAAGTTCCTGTAACCGCATAACCATTCATCGCATTTTCATTGTCCGAATTCAATTGGTTAGTAAGTTGATACTCGCTATCATTTTGACGGGCACGACTTTGTGTCTCTTGCAGTGAAAGCAATTGAGATCGGACATAATCTTCTGGACGTCCGGCACGGGCCATGGATGAAACTAGCCTGTCCGCGTCAAATGGGGCGCCAGCCTTTGCATAATCTTTAGCGGATTGTAAATTTTGACCTTCTTGGACCCTATATTCAGAAACCATTTCTGATCGCGTTTGTGCAGCCTGCTCAGCATCCATAAACGGAATTTTTACAGACTGACCGTTCCTATTAACTTTAAATCCCTCATTCATCCCCTCATTATATAATTGCTCGGCCATATCGGGATTTGTTGTAACGGTAGACTTAATGAGTGACGCATAACCAGCACCGACATTTTTTGAAACGAGCATATCTGCGTCTTGCTCACTCAGGCCCTTAAAATGAGCCAATTGTAAGGCATCATCACGAATACCACTCGCTAATTCGGAACGACGATTAATATCATTGGCAGCAAATGCAAATTGGTTCTGACGATTCTGTATTGACGCCTGTAAGGAAGTACCTTGTGCTTCCGTAGCTTGGTCTGCCGCCCAAGCGCCAGCATCTTTAATTGAATAAGCCCCCTCTCTAGTGATTTGGTCCATAAATAATTTTTGAGCACCATTAGTCGGCATACTATTGGCGTGCTGATATATAATATCCTGAACTTTATCTTGAAAAGCCTTTAAGGCTTGTGGTGCATTTAGACCACGATTCTGACGATATTCATTGGTAGCATCGCCCAAATCTTTAGATGCCTTAACAACCCCATCACGGGCACTGGCATCATTATAAATATCCCCAAGATGTGTCGCTAGGTCAATTCCTTTCGCGCCGGTCTCCTGTAATTGGCCGCCAGATGTTTGTAGGGACTGTCCTATTTGAGCACCGAAATCTTCTGGATTCGCACGCACATCAAATGGTCTGCCGCCCCCGCCGTCAGGGGTAACAGTCGGAACTGGGTTATATGGTACGGGCTGGAAATGATCTACCATTAACTTACGGACCCCAAAGTATTAGGATTATTATTTGATGACAAATATCTTTCGTACCCTAAGCCAGCGTTTGCGCTTCCAGATAAAATAGTTGAACCGGCGCCGATATCACCAGCGGTTTGGGCATTTGAGCCCGCGAATCTGTCAAGATTAGATTGAGCGACATCACTTGTTGCGGAAGTCTGATATCCGTATGCCTGACGAGCCGCATTCGCCCTGATATTGAGGGCATCCAATTCACCAAGTTCGGCAGCGCTGGAGCGTACATCCAGATTGGAACCACTATTAACATCAACGCCATTCGCGGACTGTGCGGATTCGATTGCGCCCACACGAGAACGCGTCTCTAATTCTTTTTGAGCGGCCTGTTCTTCGCCCTCTTGACCAGCCCATGTTGCGTTTTGGGTTTGGATTTGGGCGTTTTCTTTGGCTACCTCAGCGTTGTAGGTACCTGATGCCTTTGCGGCTTGTCCAGATTGATACAGACCAACTGCTGACGTGGCCGCCCCTAATAAACCTACCGCCAATGAAGCGTCAGCTAAACTGATACCACCAGCGGCGGCGGCCCCTGCGCCAGCCGCTGCGGCCCCTGCGCCAGCTGCTGCGGTAGCTGTCCCTGCTGCGGCAGCTGCTGCTGTTGTACCACCAGACATCTTATTCCCCCGTAATTATTGTATGGTTTTCAGCGTCAGTATAACGTGAAAATAATAAATGAGTTTCATCCGTAAATTCCTCCTCTGCTTCAGCCACAGTCTTGGCATTTGTTGCAAATATCATCGTCACATGGGTATCTGTCATCGCAACCCCGATTTGTTTCCTATTCTCGCTACCTGTGAAAATATTATATCCTGTCAGTTTTATTGTCTTGTCACCAGCAAATAAAAGAAATTCACCCTGAATAATCAGCAAAGTCGGTATTTTCATCAATGATCCAGTCAACATAATACCAGCGGGTACTGTAATGGTGCGAGCATACATTCCCGCATGGATTATATGATGAGTCGCAATCTTGATTTGCGGCATTTTAAGCATCTCTTTTTCCATATAGCGTACCTTATCAATTTCCTCAGTGCTCATAATACCAATTTTGCGTTTTACAACTTCATTTAACATTTGAAACTCCTAAAAAATATGACATTAGATGGGGAATATTCGGTAGAATGATGCAAGATTTTTGATAAGACGCCGTCGTAAGGCGCACTTACAAGAATACCGAAGGCCCCTGCATTTTTAGCATAATCTTCTGCTGCGCTTAAAAGGCGCAATCCAGCACCTGTTTTCCTATCAATTTTCCGAACAAAAAAACTTTCCGTAACTGCCATCGGGACACCGTAATGAGGCAAAACAGTAATCAAAAATGTGATATACCCGATAATATTATTATTTTCTTTGGAAATAAAAGTATGCAGTATCCCAGTAGCTTCCAATGCTAAATAAACTTCAGCCTTTACATCAGGACGTGGCATATTTTTATGTGCCGATTCGGTAGCATATTCCTCAAGCAATTCCTGGATATTGCTGGCATTCTTAAGTTCTGATATAGAGGATTTCTTAATTTCTAACACGGGGCCTTCTTCCAAAATCTATTAAACATTGCGCCATTATCCCCATATGGTTCGGGCGCTTCAATTGTAAATCCTATAATATCAAGCAGCCTAATTGCCGAAGTATAACGCGAGTCGACGTAATTTTCAAGGTACGGAAACATCGCCAGCATACGGACCACTTCTTTCTGATAAATACGGGCAAACTTCAGAGGGCTGATATTATAAACTTCGTCAGTCGTCAAAAGCCAAGGCTGTCCGATATCCCCCGTTGGAGTGCCGCACACCCCCCATACAGCCGCTATTTTCCCGTTAATAAATGCCGCTTTCGGGATAAGTGAGTAACGATAACTTTCCCATACCGCCTTAAATGGTTTAAATCCAGCCGCTATAATTTCTTCTTCATCAGCCGTTCTAATATGATCTGCGAGCATACGCACATGTTCTTTTTCCATCTTCACGATTTCAATAACCGGATTCGAAATTTCAATTTCATTTTTTATTACCACATTAATCACCGGCAGAATCCCCGATTGAGAAGTTGCTAACAATCGCCAAAATATTAGCAGGTAAGGGATAGGTTTGCTGAATCGCTACCTGACCAGGCACCTGCCAAGAACTAAAAACATTCTTGTAAAAATCACCCGTGAACATTTGAATCGAAGAGCCAAGAGAAACGGAAGCCCCGCGCTCTTTAATTTCAGACATACCGGGCGACGATGTTGTAGCATTAGGCCACGTCTGGATAGCGTTGTTAGGTTGCGTGGAAGAATCCACCATATTTGTCCCTACGCTTATCCCACGGCTAGATTCAACGCGAACAGTACAGCTATAAACATTCTTCCTTTTACCTTGAATGGTTGGGCCCTGAGGGTCCAGGTATGGCGTTTGAAGTTGGCAAACATAAGGCAGCCCAATCGTGATATAGGAATATGATTGAGGAAGCGTAATGGTACCATCAACAACAACTTGGGGCTGCATAACGCTTCCATCCGCTAAAATGGATACAGTTTTTCCTTCTAAATGATTAAGTCCGCTAACCGTATTTGTCGTTGGCGTAATTGACCAATCACCGGACGGCTGGGGGGCAACGATAGTAGTGATTGCATCGTCTGGTAACGTACTAGTTATGGCCTGGGTAATATTAACAGTTAAACTTGTTGGGCTATTGTACGCAGTCACAGTCATCTTACCGCCGCCCATTCTAATCACATTTCCAACATTTCCAGCGGAAAATACGCCACTAGAAGCGGTCACGGTTGCCGTCCCAACGGCAGCAGAAGAGCAGGTCAAAGTGGCATTTGGGTATGTCATCGGCCATTGCAAGCCAGCATCAACGCAGTAGCATTCCTCTACGGTATTCCAATTTCTATCGTCCATGCGCTCTGAATAGTATATCCATTGACCGCGAATGTATCGCTGAACGATCAAATATAAAGCATCGACAGGCGGCTCTTTTACCTTACATACGCACTGATAAATCCCATCCGTATCATGGCGGGACCAACCAGCAACTTTCTGCTCGACCAGGTACGTGAACGATAAAAGAACCCCATCATCACGCACCGCCCAGACAATCTTATATGGCGCATCACAATAAGCCCATTGAATAATCTGATGGTCTAGGAATAAGTGGCTTGAAAGAACTGTCTGATCGGTCGTTTCATAAATTTGGAAGTAATAATTATATTGCATATTTCTGGTAATGCTGCCCTGAGAATCCAGAAACAAAATATTATATCCAATCGGAATTGGCTGAACGAAAGGCGAACAACCGAATTGCTGAGATTGGGGTGTCGCGGACTGATCGGCTGGCGTGATCGCGGCGTTAGTGCCGCCATTTAACTGCCAAGCGCCATTCCCCGTATAAATTACCAATCCGCCGGGCATCGGTACCAAGAACTGAATTCCATTAATTTGTTGTGCCCAAGGCGCACCGGTAATAGAATCACTATCAGATGTCGGGATAGACGAATCAAAATTTAAGAAAGCACCAGGTTGGCTCATATAATAAGTATCTGGATTGTCCAGAGATGCGGCATAAACCCGTCTTTGTTGGAAATACGCCACAGAACCGGGATAGGTCCCAGTAGCAGGCCCTATCTTAATAGAGGCCGTCGCACCCGTACCACCACCACTGTCCGTAATAGTAATGGTATCCGTTTGAGCAAAGTTCTTTCCACCATTAATAATTATCATCCCAACGAAATCGCCGCTGGAACCAACAATCGGCGTCCCTACAAATCCGGTGCCTGTGGAAGTGGTGATAGAGTATCCAATGGTTGCTTGCGTATATCCCGTACCATTCGCGGTTGGGCTGATACTAACAACGGGGCCGCGAGCAAATGGGTCTTGGTGGGTGGGTGGGACACGCGTGAAGTCGGTAGTAATATTAGTATCGACAAAACTTGGGCCGATTGACGATCCGACATATCCATATGCCACACCGACCGGAACTTGTTGCTGATAACATGGGGTTGCAGAATAAACATTATAATTGCTGGCATTGGGAACCCCATTCCAGGACAATACGTTCGATCCGGCATTCACGGAAATATCATTATTATAACAATACGCAGCACTTGATGCGATACTTTCTTCACCGGTTGTTGCATCAACGGCAGTCACCACATAACTATAATAAGTCGTTTCCGTAATTGAGCTCTTCGCGGTCACAGTCAGACCATTGGGGGCGGCAATCTTCGCGCCGAATGACACTGCTGTGAATGTCCAATCCGTATCACTTACACGCAATAAATCATAGGGTGGATATTCTGTGCCGGTTACCGTATTCACGCACGTTAATGACATCGTGTTTTCGGATTGCGTATATTTTAAATAAGGAAGATCAATGGCAGCGTAAGGCGCAACTGCGGTATAAATTCTAGCAAGTGTTCCGCCGGAAATATAGGCATTGAACAATGTGGTGTCTACGGGGTTGCCGAATAGATCGGTTACGGAAAATGTACTGCCGCTTAAATTTTGAACGATCCAGACCAGACCATTAAAATTGGTCATCCCGGTAACGCCGTTAACATAAATCCAATCGCCATTAGAAAGTGAGTAATTGGTATTGGTATAAGAAAAAATGCCTGGATTATTATTAGTAATACCAGTAATGGGATTATTAGCCTCAACGACATAAGCGCCCTGTGATTTAACGCGCATATATTGATCGCCAAATTCTAATGCAAAGCCCTGATTAATATTGAATTGGAATGGGATATCACGTGGCGGCGTACCGTATGGCTGTTTACATGTTCCCACATAGGCTGTGCCAGAACGAGAACTCGCACCGCCTTTATAATTTACAAAGAAATTACGCATCGTGAACGCGCCAAGATGATATTTATCAATATCCGTTCTTCCCCAGACGGATGGACTCAACTCACCCCCAAGAAACGCATTATGAATTGTATTTAAAGGCATCTACCAGCTTCCTGATCCGCCATCTTGCTGCCAATTCGCATAACCACCGTCGAAACCGGCCCCATAACGACGCGGATATCTTCCCTCGAAGTAGCCACGTGCAATCAACCAATCTGGAATATGATCTTGCGATGAGTATCCCTCATTACCATCTTCAACGCGTGCTTCCGCCACAATCGCCATCGCTTCTTTAAATTTCATGTCGGCCAATTGAAGATTCAGGGATAGGGCCGGGACGAGGTACGAGGCGAGTAGTGCGACAAATGCCGCCTGGAAACCAACATCCCAAACGATGGGGTTGGGCTGGTTAACCGTATAAATACAATTAGCCTGACTTAAATTCGTTAGAATAATTTGGATTGGGTTTTTACTTGAATCTACATCATATGCGACGGCAAATGGGATTTCCCCATCGCTAGGAAGACGAAGCGGGGCATTCATTAGACCAGTACTGATTGTGCCAGTCGATGGTGTAATGTTGGCATAAATATTAGGGATAACGCATCTAATCTTCAGCGAATCACTGGGCAGCGCATACGAATACAACCATGGAACGGCTGGATAGGGAACAAGTGTTCCGTTTGGATTTTCTGGGGTGCCTGGAGCGGCTTTTAATAAAGTAAGGGAAACTTCCTGACGAAGAAAATTCCACCAGGCTTTGCGGGCCAACTCTTGGTAAGCTAGGGGTATTAATGCGGAACAGGCATTGGATTCATCGGAGCCCTCAGTGAGGCTTGAAATATAAGCACGGGCGCCAACTGATAAGAGGGCCTGGTTAGCCAAGGTCACGATGTCTGTCATATCGACAATCTCCTAAATTTACTTATAGAGAGTGCGACGTGGCTTCATCTCTTTTTCTGATTTTCTGTTTTCACTGTCCTCGTCTTCCGGGGAATCAATGATGTGCGTAATGGTCAACTCAATACGGTGATCTTCGCCGTTACCATGGTCGTGCTTCGAAACAGAAGTAACTTTTGCGAGCCCGTGAATATGCAATAGATCACCGACTTCACATTCGGCCGGATCAAGACCAAGTTTTTCTAATTCGGGATTTTCCAATGAAATAGATAAGCCATAAGGGTAATGCCCATCCTGGCCCTCATCACCAGAATCCCTGCGCATATCAATCATTGGTGGAAGTTTTTCCATTAGCTAGAAACTGCACCGATTAGAGCAGATTCCCAATTACCAGAAACCAAACAAGTAAATGATGCCCCGCGATTGGCTGATGTCAATGTAACGGCAGCGCTTGCACTTCCGCCATCAATTGTTTCTGTGCCGAATGGATAGATTTTAATCGTCGCACCAGTATTATTATAGACGTAAATTGTCTTACCAACAATTGTTGTTGAGGTCGGAAGCAATACACCCTGGTTAGCCGTACCAGTCGCTACGTTAATAAGACCGGCAGCGCTTAATACTGTGGCAGTGCCCTGCGTTGTGCCTGCCGCTACTACTGACGCGACAAGTTTTGGCGCTTGGGCGACATCACGTGTTCTGACTGTTTGTGTGGTAGCGGCTGGTGCTGTGCCTGCCGCTGATGCCTGACCTAGAACTTCAAATGTTTCTGCGCCATTTAATGGTGTTGCCATAATTATTTATCTCCTAAAATTTTAAAGTTGATTATATTCGATTCTTGGGCTGTAGTCGATACAGAATGTTTCTTGATATATTCAATCGCAGATTTCATTTTTTCTATATTATCCTCAAAATGTCCTAGGCCAAGATTACATTTCATACATAAAATTCCTCTAATATTACCGTTATCGTGATCATGGTCAACACAAGTTGTTTTGGCTAAAAATTCCATATTATTAAAACAAATTCCGCATTTACCGTTCTGAGCATCGTACATTGTTTTAAATGATATACTGCTTAACCCATAAGACCTACTTCTTCTTTTTTCCCTACGATAATTTGGTTCCTTGCTAACACCTAATGGTCTCTTCAAACCCCTTTTTCTTAATGCCTGCCGTCTTTGACTATTCAAACATTCCTTACATCTAGATGATCTTCCTAATCTGTGTCGTACTGATTTTGAAAAATCAAATAAAAATTTCTCTTCCTTACAACTGCCACAAACTTTTTGATTTTCTAAAATTAGCGGGTGATCATCTGAAAGAATATCATATTTGAACATTATTCAGATTTTCCAGCCAATTCCTTCTCGTGTCTTTTGAACATGTCTGAACGCTCTTTCAAATGCCTTTGATGCATTTCTTTTTTATCTTTTTTGCCCATAGCGTCGTGCATTACGTGCTCATTCTCGTGGGCATGATTCATAGAACCGCGCTCCACGCCGTGGCGCATTTCAACAGGAACCCCTTCGGTACCAGCATCGTCACTAGTTAGCGGCGCTTTGGTCTTTTCGGATTTTTTGACTTCCATGTTACCATCTTCGCCACGTTCGGCTTTTGGTGGATTTCCATAGAATTTATCCTGTTTGCTTTTTTTCTTGTCAGCCATTTTTTTAATCCTTGCCGTATAATTTTTTCTTGCGTTCTTTATGAGAATGCAGACCCATCAGGGTTTCTGCAAGTCTGGCCTGCTTACCCGTTTTACCAGGATCGCTCTCATGTTCTTTTGCAAATTCTTCTGTGGATTTGCCAACCGCCTCAGCCTTGGCCTTAAATTGACCATGACTGTTGGCGGTAGCGCTTTTTATCCAATGCTTCTTTGCCATCTTATGCTGCCGGACGGCCTTTTTTTAGGTCGAGAGTCATGACTTCCAAATCTTTTGGAGCATCTTTTTCCATTACGCCCTGAATACGTGGGTCACTATTTTTTAATTTAGGGCGCACTGGGGGTTTACCTGTTGGCTCTAAGCCCATGATTTTTTTATTTTCATCAAAGGCAGAATCAACGGCGTCATCCAATTGACGAAGCATATCATGAGTAAGTCCCGTAAATTCGCGACCTTCTTTTTCTGCTTTTTTACGAGCAAAATCTTCTAGCTTTGTTACGAATTTCGCCATTTCTTCACGAGCGGCTTTATTCATCGGCTGCATTTGCAAGTTGGGCTCGTCCGAATACATAATGTAATCGTTTTCGCGCCACAACTTGCAGTCAGGGCCAAAGAAACCATTCTCGTCAAGAATCTTATAGACGGGGGTTTTGTATTTCTCAAAATCAGCCATGAGTTACCTACTAAGATGCAACTGTATAGTTGTTTGCGTAGATACCGAATGGCAGTGTCATTGGGTTGATACCGAACCATGCAGTGATAGCACCAGCAGAGAATGTGCTGGTTCCGACTACGTAGTTCAATGTGTAGAAACGTGGAAGCGCTTCACTCAATGTACGTGGTGGGATGGGCAATAGTAACGGACGGCCACTGTTTAACTGTGCCACTGAAAGTGCCGCAGTTTGAGAGATAACACTATAAGTACCAGGTGAGTTAGAACCGTTATCCGGTGCTGACTCGATTTGGACTTGGAGCGTTGCGCCACCACCACTCACGAATGGAGTAGTGAAGAAAACAATCGCGTAGATAGGTGCGGCTGCGCCGTCACCTTGGCCGATATCGTTTCCGTATGTGGTCGCGTTTCCAAATGTCATGGCTGGTGCGTTACCAACCCCTGCGCCAGTAATGTCGTAGGTATTGGTTGCAGCGGCTGTAGACGTAATGGCCTGAGCGTTTGATAGTTGAAGGGAATTATCTAAAAACATTTTCGTTTACTCCTTAATGTTTCCGTTAAACAACGCGTGATTCTGAGTTAGTTAGCGCATCAACGGTACGAACGGGGATTCCGCGCCATTCCGTGATTGGCTCACCAGCGTATTCAGTTGGTTTCAGCAATACGTTTTTGTCACGGATCGCTTGAACATCAAGGTATTCACCAACGGTACGGTTCGCGTACCATGCAAAGTTACTTCCTTGAACTGGATCATTTGGAGCATCAGATTCTGTAATACCAGATGTACGACGCGTCATTTTTGGTGGGCGTTTTACCGCTTTCGCCATTGCCGCGAACAAATCAGGTGGATTGCTTCCCGCAAGACCCGCTGAAGTGGTATCAATGTTCGCCATACGAACGTTATAACGCCAGTCTTCAATAGCTAGACCAGTCTTCCAGATGAACACAGATGTGTAACCTTCAAACGGGTTGTTGCTTGCATCGTAAAGCGCACGGATGTCGCCTTTATCTTCATAAGTCAAACCGGCAGGCGATCCTTTAGGGAAAATCCCATAAGTCGCATAGTCGTTCCAGCCTACCAACCAAAGAGAAGCGTTGCTGCTTCCGGTACCACCCATATCAAGAACGTTACGTGCGATTTGCGCAGTGCCGGTTGAAACGGTGTTATAGATTGAAGAGAACCCGGTAAATTGGTTAGGGTTAACCGCTTCGTTCCCGTAGAATAGGGTAGAAGCCATTTGTTGTGACAGACCCTCAATCGTACCCATATCTTGGTTCATACGGTATTTGCCCGTGTCACCCATCAGGTCAGCGATTGATTTATCAACTTCACCGTATGCCATTAACTCTGTGATAGAGAATTGCAGTTGGCTGTATGTTGATTTGCTGGCAGCAACCCCTTGGTTAGCCTGACGCCATGTACCTTGCGGTAATGACACACGTAGGGAAACCTTGTGGCCGAGAGGCATATTTGCCTCTTTATAAATCATGTCTTTTAAAATTTCGTTGCACTGTGAAAGCATTTCAGCGATCACGGCAGGGGTACCGTCGGGATCAACTTGCTTTGCCCAGTCAATAATATTTGGTAATACGGAAGCCATTTTTTTTATTCCTTAAATTGTTGTTTTATACGGTTGTTTTGCCGTATAGTTTTTGTGTTTTGCTCAATTGTTCCCTTACAGGCACACTGGCAGCTAACGGACCGGGTTCCTTAAATGAGGTCCCTAAATTCGCTAGAAGTCGGATCATGGAAGGGTGATTACCCAACCCTGTCTTTTCCAGGATGTCTCTAAACTCTGCTTGCTGCTCTGGTGTTCCGCCATGGTCAGCGATGACTTTTTTGGCGGCTTCAACGGTTGTTTGCTGGCGGTTACCACCGATTTCAGGGTCGTTGACAAATGCTTGTCGCCATTCCTGTTTCTTTCTTTCAAAAGATTCGGCTTGTACTCTTGCCATGCGCTCAACAGTTTTTTGAACTTCAGCAACATGCATATCCACCAATTCTTGTCCGAAGGTTTGAAGCAGGGCTTGGTCAGCCTTTGACTTAACCTGGATATCGGCCAGTTTACTGGTGAACGCGCCTAACGCTTCCGTGTCCCCAAGGACACCATCTGGAAGTTTAAACGTCTCAAAGGAAGGCAGCGGAGCCGGATCATCGGACTGGCTTTTCTCTTCCGTTTTTACCGGCTCACCCGAAGGCGCGTCGGAATTCTTTGTATCAACCGTTGGCGTTTCCGCTTTCGGCGCCTCAGCGACAGGCGCCTCGGTTAGAATAGTTGTTTCTACAACCTCTGCTGGTGTAGCGGCTTCAGTATTCGGAGTCTCGATAACGGGAGAGGATGTTATCGGCGCTTCAACTGTCGCTGCTGATGTAGGTTCAGTTTGTGTTACTGGAGCCGCTTCAACAGCAGGGGCTGCGTTAGTAATATTTTCTTCAATCATATCCGTATATTTTAGAAGGATTCGGGTTTATAAAATATCGTGGGAAACCACTACGACAATAATTTACTTGCAATAGCTATCGCTACCGCTTGACTTCTTGTTGACGCATTCAATTTACCCCTAACCCTCGCCACATAGGTCTCTACGGTATTTTCCGAAATGCCTAAAATTTTTCCGATTTCGAAAGACGTTTTTCCGTTCTGAATCCAAGTAAGAACTTCTGTTTCTCTTGGTGTTAGGGTTGCGGTGTTCATTTTATTCCGCCATTTTCTTTAATCATAATCCAATAATTTTCTGGTGACGTTTTCATAATATCTTCTTGAATTATGTGCCCAATCATTTGACGGCCAATAGCCCGATTGGTTTCGTGATCGGTATTATAAGCTGGTGCGGTAAAGGTTCCACATCTGCCCAAAAGCCTATAAAACCAGGCCCTTCCGGTCGGTAGCTCCATAATAGCTTTAACAATTTCAAGATCATCATGTTTTGCGCGTCCGGCCTTTTTTCTGGCTTTATTGATCTGCTCTGAATCATTGGCGTCATAATTATCCGAAAATTGCGGTAGTTCTTCGTCAGATTCGTTAACCATCTATAATTATTCTCTTTTTAAATTTTTCTGCTTTTTCCTTGGCAACCTTGGCATCTGTCTTTTTACCAATCCGGGTTTCCCACATATCAAGCTGGCGATCTAACTCCCGACTAGCCAATGCACGTCCTTGGGCCATAATATTCCCACGGCGGCGTAATTCATCCAAACAGTGTGCAACATTATTCCACATGCTTCTTTTTTTGTCAGATAGTGCGGTGAATTCCACCATTTCGAGTGCGCAGGATGTGGCGCGCTTCAACGCGTCATTCCAGCGGTCCAACATTTCGTTTTCTGTAATTTCCATTAGCCTGCTATTACCTTTTCAATTGTCTTGTTAACGCAGAATGATTTTATATTATAAAGTGTATCACGGATAAGCGCCCATCGAGGGTCACGCCATGTGACCAAAACTTGGGACGCAACACCGGCTGCCTCCTGCATAGCGCGCATGAATTCGATCATGACATTTGGCTGTGCTCTCATTTTTAGCCACCTCCCTGGCCGACTAATGAAGATAATAAATTCTCCCCTGCTTGGCCGGTTGGTACCTGAGAGGCCACCTGTGCGGCTTGGGCACCCACTTGGGCTGTTTGCGCCATGTGATTGGCGGCATTCATTGCATTTGCCTGCTGGGCTTGTTTTTGTTGTTGGGCGGCCAATTGCGCCACGGCCTTTGGACCCCTCATAATTTTTTGAGGATTACCCAGAAGCATGCTGTATTCTTGTAGGAACGAATCGAAATCAATATTGTTCAATGAACCTGGAGCCAGTGCAGCGGTTTTCCCGCTCATCTCGATTAATCTTTCCATACCACCTGTCGCTGCTGCTTTCTGTGAGAGTGCCAGCATGCTGACAAAATCAATATCCAGAGGAACGCCCCTTAATGAGTCTGGGGGAGGCGGTAAAATATCGCGGCGTTTTAGTATTTGGAAAATTCTTTTTAACTTTAGCTTCAAATCGCCAAGAATACTTTCCAATACGGGCCCCAACACCGCCATCTTTTCTTGCATGCGCTGTGCGATTTCATAGGCGGTCACACGTTCACGTCCCGCATTGTCCGATAACATCAGAAATAAATCATTATAAAAACCCTTAGCAATACGCGCCTGGATTTCTTTAATCCATTCTGCCATCTCGCGAACTTCGGGGTTAACGGTGTAAATCGGCTTCATGCCACCATCGCGCACATTATCCGTGTATGTGACATGCCCAGGAAGTGCAGACGCGGGCTGATTCTTTAATTCCATGCCAGCCAATAGGGGTGGTCTAACTAACTTCTCCACCGCCTCAGATAGACGGCGTGTCATGACCTGTAATTGCATTACATCAGGCAGAACGTCCATACCAACGGAACGCCCATAGGCATCGTTGCTCTGAACGGTCCAGCGTGATGCCGTGAACGGCTGGTCAATGAAGCCACGCACAGATAGTGGATATTCACTGGATGCCCCGTAAACCCAATAAACTTCACGCCAAGTAAAGTTACCTGGCACAACACCAACTTTCCCATCAACGGCGTAATTGGGCTCAATTGAATGGGATACGATACGTTCAATATCTAGCCCGGAACCTTTTTGCTTCCAAAGTTGCTGGACATCCGGCGGACAATTTTCTAATTTGAAGAAATCAACGATCTGAGAAATCGTCATAACGAAACTGCGATAAAGGCCATCAACTCGGAGATTGGCGCCTGATGCAAGATAATATTCACCAATCGCGGGCGTGTAACATCTAAATAAGTCTTTTTCGTCTTCGTAAATAATCATCACCGAAGTTCCGAAAACAACAAGGTCTTCGCACTCGGTCGCAAAAGAATTATAAAAATTTGTTCCCGCGATGACATTGTACATGCGGTCTTCGACCTCATCTAGCCATGCACGGGCTTCAGCATCTAAGGTAATCCTGCTAGTGGCAGGAACAATTTTAAACCATGGACGGGAGGGTGATGCCAGGCCAGACATTAGGCCGCCTGCACAGATGCGCGCCGCGTAGGTGGCGGCAGGGTCCACAATCGCCCCATTAATAGGGCGACCACGTGTCATATTATTGGGCGTCGGAAGACCACCAGCAGACTGGGTAAACCAGATTGAACGGCGGGGTAGAATATATTCAGCGAGTTGGCTATAATTCTGGTTCCACCAACTTTGGCGCCAGTTTCTTAAAGAGGATTGACGGGCCTGCAAATGGTTTTGCAAGATTTGCCAGTCCTCTTTGGACATCCAACCTTTACCTTTTTTCTTACCAACGTCATCCGGTTGCTGCGAGAGCAACGTGGGTCCGCTAATTTCATAGAAGGCTTGGCCGTACTTTTCCTTATTATTGGCAGCCATTAACTACCACCGCCACCCTGACCGAGTAGCGTCGCTCTGGCGGTAGCCGGGCTAGATTCACCAGATACCCCTAAGGGGCCGAGAGTTCCAGAAGCGGCGGCAGCACCAGCTTCTAACTGACGTTGCTGCGCTGAGGATGCGGCGACTGAAGAACTGGCTAGGGTTGCCGGGGCAGCCGCCGGAGGGGCTGCTGGAATAGCAGGAACTGCCGGGGCCTTAGCCCCACCAAAAATACCCAATTTAATATACTCCATAAAAATTATGACTAAATTTTATCAGATTCGCGGTTTTTTGTATAGGTTCGACCAAGGGTTATATTCTTGGAAGCTCGAACATCCTGGTTGCGGAAAGTCCAACATTCACCTGTTTCATGGATGAAGCAGACCCATTGAAGGTTCGCTTCGGACCCATTATCAATAACAAAATGAGCGATCCCCAATCCTTTTGGGGTTTGCAACCATATTTCTTTATTTATTTCCAGTATCACTTTTACCGTATAGTTTTTCCTGTTTACTTTTCTTTATGGTGCTTTCCTTAGCCTTATCTGCGGCGATAAAGTCCTTTCCGACTGATTGCGGTACGCCGCCGTAGCCGCCTTTGTTGTGGGCAGCGATTTCCATCAGCTTATGTTGTTCAGGGGTTTTTGATGGCACCTTGGTACTTACTCTTTCCTAAAAATTTATTTCTCCATGGCATCCTTCCAAAAAAGACCGCCAATTCATTAAATGACTTAACACCCATCCTGTGCTTACTAATTAAAACATGACGGGTTTTATTTAACATTTCGTCCAGTTCACGCGCCGTGAGATTCAGGTTATCAAGCAACCTAGCGAGACGAGAGCTAAGACCAAGACGTAGCGCTATCTCTTCCGTAATAGGGATGTCGCGATCAAGTGAATGAAGATAAAGCGGACTATCTTGACACAACAGCAGAAGCTCGCCCCTCTTAACCAATTGACTTAAACGTTGACGGGTTAACGGTTTATCGGGATTCCAAAACCTGGCGATCTCGCCCAACGTAGCACCATTACGTTTCATTTTCGCGGCCTCAATGGCACGAATCCTAGCGGGTAAAGTCATATATTAAACTCCATTCTAACTTTATAAAATAGATCTAAAGAATGGATTTGTCAAGTACGAATTTATATTCCGAATACCCTTGAAGTATAGCATGATTCGCGCTAACGGCGCACGCAATCTGCGCAAGGACAGCTAACTACCGCACTCCCATTCTTAGAACGGTAAGTGGTAACGGGAGGGGTATCCCGAACTCGTTTCATTTTAGTCAGATAGACAAGGGTATCCGACAGTTCTTCTATAGCTTCGTCAAGCCAGTCACGATCATTAGCCCGCTCCATCGTTTTCCCGAATTTTACAATCCCGTCCGCTGATCGCCTTAGAATTCTGGTAACGACCTCATTAACAACGGCATCTTCAGTATATTTAAGCATTAGTTACCCCTAGTCAATAAAGTAAATTTGGCTTCTTCTAATAAACCAATCTTTTCAACATTGTTGCTAATATGGGACCAATGCTGATAAAATCCGCCATTTTTAAATCCAAAAACAACAACGCCCTCGTAATTTTCATCCATAGCGGCGGCTAGGGCCTCAATAGCCTTCTCCTTTAAAGTTTCATTGGCGGGAACAATATGAATTGTTGGTTTAGCCATAGTGCTTCTCAAGCGTTCGCATAGAGTACCATTGGGTTTCAGAAATAGACCCATCATGAATGGTTATTAAGCAGCACCCATACCACCAATTATTCAGGGAATGCTCTGCATAGGAAAAGATGTGATCCTGCGGAAGGGCACACCCAAGGTTGATTGTCGTAATCGACTTCGCACCATATTTTTCATGGCTCGTCTCGGTTTTTTTGTGGGTATGCCCACAAACTGCATCCCATAACAACTTATTACCAATACTGACCAAACCGGGTGATTGGGATTTTGGTTGGGATGCGGCATGAAAGGGAGAATGCGTAAACCCAACACCGTGAATGAAATGCCACGCACCGTATTCTGAATACGACCACCCGGCATCATTCAGACTGCTTTCGAATTGATGGCGAAGCATCCCCGACGTTTCCGGGTTTACTTCTTCATAACGGTACAGTCGATTTTCGTGGTTTCCTATCGTAATATGTTTAACAGGGTCATAAGAAAGCGGCGCATTAAACTCAGCGAGTGCGGCGCGAAGCGAAAGAATATCAGTCATGAATGGCGTTTTCTGCTTCCCGCTCAATGTTTCATTCTTGACATGGCTGTTCAGGCTATCAAAATCGCTTATGTCCCCGATTTGAACCACATATTCCGGGCGCGCTGCCTCACAAAGTCGCCCCATCCATCGGAAGCGGGATTTATCAGGCAGCACCGGAGAATCATGGGCATCGCCAATCGCAAGCACGCGATACGTACCAATATCTTTATTGGGCGGGATGACCGACATTTCTAATTTTTTCTGTTGCTCTTTGAGCAGAATATTCGAATATTTCACATGCATCTTAGGCGCAGACCTATTATGCTCCAAGAGCCCCAATTCACGGGCAACATTCACACGACGTCCAACGGCATCGTGTGTTAATTGGAGAGTATTTGCTATGTGCTTTTGGCATCCGAGGACAGCCAGCCCTTGCGCAGCTAAACGATTGTATTCTTCTACAACTGGCTGGAGGTCTTCCGCTGTGAATTTTTTAGACATCCAGGCCGCCTTCCCGAATTTCATCGCTAATATTATCAATGAAATCAGCGACTTCTAACCTATATTTGCGGGTGGAATCTGTAAAATTATGATCGTATTGTGGCGGCGACCCGTCAGCCGGAAAAAATATGACGAGCACGCCATCACTACCACCTAAATTAATAAGGTTGGTAATGTTCTTAAATAGGGTCTGCCACTTTCCCAGGATTGGCACAACGACCGACTTTTTCTTTCTTGCCACGCTTCCCCCTACATCCTATTCGGATTGTATTGATCCCTGGCAATATAATCAGGATCAAGTGGATTATACTCTATTTGGACACTATTTCTAGTAGATATTGAATACTTATCGCGAACCTGATCGCGGATTCTATCCATGGGCAGGAATTGCGCATAACGCAGCATCATAAGGGCATATCTGATAGCGCATAAAATGTCGTCCCCTTCTTTCACAACCTTGCCGTCCTTACGGTGGTAAAGCCGGAATTCTTCAAAGAAATCAGAACAGGTATTAAAAACTTTAAATCTTCCGGTTTGCATACGGTCCAGCATCATCATCAAGCCAGCCTCAACGCCGCTTGTGCCGTCTGGGAAGGTGGCGCGTTCTGATAAAAGTTTCAAACCGTTCTTACGGTAGATATCTGCGAGTTGCTCGCCCGACCCCTTGTCGTGCTGCAAACCATCGTGCGGCCATGCCCACAACAATTCTTCACCCCAGGCTTTTAGGGCGGCGCTATGAAGTAACGGCGTAGCCTCTTTGACGCGATACACATGTGTTACATAAGCGATGTCCGTTTCTGGGTCATACGCGATCTTTGCGGCTGCGGTCGGGTGAGACCAGCCAAAATCGAGGCCACCAAGACGCTGATATGTAAATGGAATATCGAATGGCTTACAGGTAATGAGCTCTTCCGTAACCGGGAAAATCTTACCCTCGCCAAGCATTGGGATACCCTTTGCGCGGGCCTCCCGTTCATGGGCCGGATAGGCAGAAATAATCTTTCGACGATCTTCTTCCGAATAATGCAGAACGTCTTCGATGGTCATATTAATCACCTGACGATCCGGCGAATGCTCATTCAAGAAGCGCCGTACTACGTGCGACATCCCACGAAGGGGGGTGAACGTCATCCAGACCATTCCGCCCGTTGCGTTGGTTCTCGTTAAAGCCTCGGTATAAATTTCTTCATCAGGCTCCTCATCCAACCAAACCCAGGATAGCGTGCTACCTTGCCATTTTTCACGGCCTTGTTCGTAGTTTTTGAACCCGATCATAGATCGACCGCCACTGACATGTTTAATCGCACAACGGTCGATTGCACCGGGGACGCCACGTGCCATAACGATAGAATCGTCAATGATGCATTCTCGCGGAATAAAGCCAGTCCCGAGTTTTCCAGGCTCACCGAATAACAATGATTGGCTGGTATCGCGAACGAAAACAGCAGACTCGCCGCCTACCCAACCACGTGTGGCGTCTTCAAAGCGTACACCATCGTACCAATCTGGATAACGACCCGTGGCATGATAAGTGGCGTGGGCGGCACCAGCAAGCGTTTTTCCCAACTGGTTGCCCGCCATAAAGAGGGTCTCGCGGACCCTGCTATTGTGGAATAATTTCTGACGAGGGTAGGGCTGGTATAGTTCCAGCTTCCGCATCAATAATTGTTCCTGGATTTCTCGCTTTAGAGAAGCCAACTGCGACGCCGAGGCGCCCGGCAAGTTCGATAAGTTCTGAGGTGCTAAGATTTTTTGTTCTACTTTCTTCATCAATTTTTACTTCTTGTATTGGTTTTCCAAGTGCGCGGTCGAGAACAAGAGCGGCTGCCGTGACGCGAACATTCGGCGGCATTTGCTTGTCTTTGGTAATTTCAATTAAGGTTTCTATTAAATTATGACCGTCTATAATGGCGCGATTTGTCATGGCACGGCGGTAAGCATCGGCCTGGTCAGGGTCCATATTAGCCACCGCCTTAGCGGCTACCTTCTTTGCCTCTTTAACAAATTCACGCGCTGATTCCAGTTCTTCCCTGTTACGCGACTTTATCCTGCGGACTGATTCATCTTCCAACATTAGAACGTCACCCTAAGATAGGCGGTCGCTCTATCAATAATTTCATCATTTGAAAGGCCGCAGAATAAAAGGAACTCGGCAACCTGGTCTAAGTCCACGACCTCTTGGACGAGGTGCATAACCTCGATCTCGTCTTCAATTGAAACAAGATCAAGGCACTCAATATCTTCCATAATATTAATCCTTTAAAAAATTGGACGGTACTAGGTTAAATATAAACCTACATAAAAAATATATCTTATACCGTCCATTAATAATTTCTCACTGCTACTGATGTAATATAAAAGCCCGTTGCTACAACCCAGGGGCGAATAAGGTACGTATAATACCCGGCAACCCTGGACGGGGTTATCGGATAAGTATATCAGGATTCGCGGCTTACCGAAACTTTATTACGCAGCAATCAATGAGGATTGCGTCTCGGTAGGGGCATCCGGCAATTTTGCGTCCTGAATTTGCACATCCCGTCCGCCATTCATATAAAAATCAATAAACTGAAGGGCATTTTCCAGGACACTTTGGATCGTGTCCCCTGGTTGTCTCGCCTGCAAAGCAGATTGTACGGCCATCTGACGGATAGCCCACTGTTCATTAGGGGCCAAGTGCTTTAATTGTGCGTTATCGCTCATTTGTTCTCTCAAAGTTATTTGTCCCGCGAATCCAATATAACATAAAGTCAATAGGATTGATATTGCCATTTGATAAGAATCCTGTTATGATTTTATTCTATGTGCCTAGAATCAGCCATCCGACGTCGTGTCATCACGGCCAATACCCCGAAATCATTATCGTTTTCTGTGGAAAGTATTTATAATACGGATGGCGGCGGTTTAAAACTTATCCTGGAAGTTCATGAAAAAAAATTCAGGGGGCCGGTCCGGCTCTTCATTCCGGCCACAATGCGCCCCGATCTTGAACGTGGAGCCCGAAATAGAGCTCTGGACCAAAAATTTAAACTAGCCCTCTAGCAATCATACAAAAAATCAATTACAGTATTTACATCGCGAAGTAACTCAGCCTGGTAGAGTACGTGGTTTGGGGCCATGGAGTCAAAGGTTCGAATCCTTTCTTCGCGACCATAGGGGTGTCGCCAAGTGGTTAAGGCAACGGGTTTTCAGTCCGTCATCGCGAGTTCAATCCTCGTCACCCCTACCAAGTAATTGGGTTCCTGGCGTAACTAGTGTGCGCGGCTGATTGAAGCTCAGCAGGAGCAGGTGCGATCCCTGCGGAACTCACCAAAGGGTGTATAGCTCAATAGAAGAGCAAGCGGCTTTTAACCGTTCGACCAAGGAGCGTTACCTTGTGCACCCACCAGTTAGTTTTATGTGCGTAGTGTAATGGTAACACGGCTGCCTCCAAATCAGCAAACCAGGGTTCGATTCCTTGCGCATGTGCCATTCTTAAGTCGTCCAAAGGTAGGACAAGCGACTGTTAATCGCTGAATCTAGGTTCGACTCCTAGCTTAAGAGCCAAAGATCACGTCGCGTAGTGGCCTATCGCACCTCTCTGTCTAAGAGGATTTCGCGGGTTCGAATCCCGCCGTGATCGCCAGGGCTTGTAGTACATTGGTAGTACGCCTGCTTTGCACGCAGGAGAACAGGTTTCGATTACCTGCTGGTCCACCACTTGAGGTTAGTTTAATGGTAGAATTTCCGACTTTGAATCGGAAGATAGACGTTCGAGTCGTTCACCTCAAGCCAAATAAGCGGGGTTAATTCAGCGGTAGAATGTCTGCCTTCCAAGCAGAACGTCATCGGTTCAAATCCGATACCCCGCTCCAAATGCTGTTCTAACTCATCTGGTAGAGTGCCACCTTTGTAACGTGGAAGTGCGGGGTTCAAGTCCTCGGAGCAGCACCAGTTTTTATGTTACGAGTGGCCGAACGGTTTAGGCACTTCCCTGTGAAGGAAGATAGAAGCGGGTTCGACTCCCGTCTCGTACCCCATGCCCCACTAGCTCAATGGTAGAGCAATTGGTTTACATCCAAAAGACGGTGGTTCAATTCCATCGTGGGGTACCAAGTTTCTATATTGACAAAAGAAGTGATTTGAAATAATTTTGTTCGGCGGGTGCGCAAGGCGCGATCAGGCTTCATACGCCAGATTCTGAAGGGTGCGAGTCCCTTACCCGCTACCATGCTCACGTAGGCTAACTGGTAACGCCACCAGACTTAAAATCTTGTGATTGTCAGTTCGAATCTGACCGTGAGTACCAAAAGTTATGGTTTCCTAGCTCAAAGGAAGAGCAACGACCTTCTAAGTCGTAGGTTCAAGGTTCGAGTCCTTGGGAAATCACCAAGCCTCGTTGGCGGAAAGGCAGACGCACTAGATTTAGGCTCTAGTTTCTCCCGGTTCGAATCCGGGACGGGGTACCAAAGTTGTGTAGCTCAAAGGTGGAGCTGGCTGCTCATAACGGCCTGGGTGCTGGTTCGAGTCCAGCCGCAACTACCAGTTTTAACCAAGGGTAGCATAATGGTAATGCCCGCGACCGATAATCGCGTGAGTGAAGGTTCGATTCCTTCTCCTTGGACCAAATAGTCCTGTAGCTCAATTGGATGAGCAGGCCGCTACGAACGGAAAGGTATGCAGGTTCGAATCCTGTCAGGACTACCAATTTTTGGAAAGTTAACGTGCCGGGGGCACGTCCCGATTGCTAATCGGAGAGCACCGCGAGGTGTGTGGATCAAGACCACAGCTTTCCGCCAAATTAATTAAAGGAGCGTTGGCAGAACGGTATTGCAGCAGTCCTGAAAACTGTAAAACCTAACGGTTTTCTCGGTTCAAATCCGAGGCGCTCCGCCAGCAACAGAAATGAAGATCAGAAACATATTAAAGCGTGACATCAAATCAATCCGCATGCAGGTCATTCGAGACAAACGACAGGCTATGTGTGGGTACGAAATGTCGCAAAGAATTTTAGAGGCGGTGATTGAATATGGCTACAGTGAAGAAGAATATGAAAACGAGTGCGCCAGAATGGTGGGTGCATCTGCGCTCTTTCGGGAAACGCCAATTCTGGAAAGCAGAACGAGCCGCCCAGAAGAAGGCGATTGCAAAGGATAAGGAAACTATTGTAAAGGATAATGGGTGGTTATTCCGCTAGAGTGGCGGGGCGGGCTGTAAACCCGATGCTTCGGCTCAGTAGGTGCGTCTCCTACACCACCCACCACATATAGACTATTGACGAGAATCGTAATATAATTTCTGGCCCCAAAGAACCAGCTTCCCACAGGGTGTTTCGCAACACCCACTAACAGGGGAATTATATTATGGATAATAAATACTGGGGCAAACACTTAATACTTAATCTTTCCGGCTGCCCGACGAACTTAATTACGGACGAAGATAATATTCGTGAATGGAGCAAGACGCTCATCAAGGCGATTGATATGATCGCATACGGCGATCCGTTCCTGAAATATTTCGACAACCACGATCCGGGCTATACGTTCTCACAAATCATCCTTACGTCGAATATCACAGCCCACTTCGTGGATACCCACGGCGGCGCGTACATCGATATCTTCTCATGCAAGGATTTTGTGTCTGAGGATGCGCTGAAGGTATGCGTGGAATTCTTTTCCCCTGAACACACAGAATCCCAAGAATTATATCGCGGTCCTAAGAAGTAGGGCGCTCCCTGTGGAACGTTAGCGTCAAAAGCGGTTGACCCTTTTCAGACGACTGCATCACGAGATGTGAGTGCGCATGCTCAGGCCAGACCTTACGAATCAAATCATAACGGTTCGTGTAGACTAAAATTTCATGCAGTTCTTGAAGGTTAAGCGTACTGACGGGCGGCTCTCGGTCGCGAAGAGCCTTTAATTTTCGACGACTAGATGATGGGAATTTATGGACCTCATTCATATCACCGCTCGACCATTCTAAACTCACCGGGCCCATATCCTGGCGGTGGCCTAAAGTCCCGGTCCACCTTCATAAGTTTTATTTCGTGCATCATTCTCTGGATTTGGTCCATTAGAATACTACGCAATGTTTCCGGCTTATCGAACATCGGCATAGGCCAATTCCAGCCATAAGCGATTTTGTCGCCGTAACAGGGCCGGTACTCAACGTAGATATTGATAATGTCCTGTTCCATACCTAGAATGCCGCACAGAAATGGAAGAGGGGCCGAATGTTGTGGTGCTGCCCCACTCCCATTTCTTTATGGCATTGTTTTTTCTTAATAAAGCGGCGGATCATAGGTCAAGCATCTTTGCGGAATTCGGGTAAAACGGATTTCCCCGTTTGCAAAATAAATAGCGTTTACTTCTTCCGCACCGAGAACCTCGGCGAGCGTAAGCGGCGGATCAATCTGGCCCTTGATGTAGACGACATCCCCTACCTCAAAAGCAGGAACCACAACCCCCTTCTTATCAATCCTTAACATTCTCTTTAGCCCTTTGTCACATGTTTAACTGCCCAAAAAACTGCCTCTTCCATTTTGGTGGCGGCTATGGCCAGCTCTCGACTCTGGAAAGATGTACCCTCGGGAGGCATCCCGTCTTCCATGTCGATCCCGGAAATATCGTAAAGGAGAGCGATAAAGTCCAGCCCAATATCCTTAAGCTGTACCATTTGAAACTTTTCGTACTCGTTAAGGACCCGGTAATCGTGCCGCATGACGTTGTTGATAACACGACTGGCCCCCTCGCTCGGAACGAAGTTACCCGGAATATCGGCATCATGGTCGGTAACAAGATTTTCATTACTCATGGTCTTTTCCACATGCTGTAAACGGACAGCGCAAGCCAGCAGAGCGATGCGATCAAGCATGACATATGCCCCGAAATGTTTAAGGCAGCCGCCCAAACCCCGCTGAGAATAAGCGAAACAGTCCAAAGGATGTCCCACGTATTCTGACGCACAGCTATCCTTATCTCAGGAATAATTTCAGTTTCTGGAAGCTCACTCATTAAGCGGACCTTTCTTTAAGCATAAATGTTTGGAGCTGATCCTCAATGTAGGACCTGCGCAGCCACGCTTCCATCAAAGCACAAATCGCATACGTGATAGTATCTTTGTCGGTACCGTATTTTTTCAGGCTGAAAATCGCGCTGTCAACCCAATCTTGGGGCTCCTTGGTAGCGCTCGCAATCTTTTCTTCATCAAGCAAGTTCTCAAATTCCGCCCAAGACCTATCAAATAAGGATTTGGTGTTTTGGGTCAATTCATGGAACTTAGTCGCACGTTCGTTCTTACTATACAGCATAAACCCTCCCCCTGGGTATGACAGCCTTGAATTGTACCAGATATAGTGGGCGTGTCAACCGGGTATTGAAAATTTATTTTGAGGCAAGCCCAGGACGACAAACCCCTGGGTTTATAATTCTGCTCTTTAGTGTCATCAACAGTTTCTGTTCATCTCAAACACGAGATGACCGCCTTCTCGCAAATCCAGGGCGGCATTGCATTGCCTCAATGGTACATCCACACGTCGCACGGGACAGGTTGGTGTGCAGACGTACCATTCAAACAATTAAGATTAACAATAATTATATTGCATCCTTATGTCAAGATGGTTATTTTAAAATTCTCAGGGTACCCGGTCAGTTAGTCTATCCCTCCCCCGGTAAGACGCCGGGTACCCTGTTCAGACTTAAAAGTCAATACCCATAATTAACTTCATTTCTAGAATTTTTGCGTCTGGCCCCCTGACAAAACAAACAAAGCCCCTTTCCCCCGTATGCCACCCCGAGGTTGCGCCGCGCCCACAAATCACACGCAACGGTTGAATGATGCATCAGGACGCACGCAAAGGGGGGTGCCCTAGGGATAGTGACCGGGGAATGATCGCTTATGGGCGAACATATAATGCATCTTGACAACAATTTGACATAATCACGCACCCCTGCGCGCTGAGAGGGGATTGCGCCGGGTAATGATAGGCATGATATCGCGCAGGAACACAAAATACATCTTGACATGGCATAACGCGCGTGGTAGATTATTTTGATACGGGCAATTGAGTCCGTATGCACCAAGGAGTCAAACGATGGATAAAGATCAAGTCATTAGCGACCTGGTAGATGCGCTGAAGGTCATACGCTGGGAGCTGATCGATTGTGACAGCCTAGCAAGCGCCATAGATACGGCGGCAAGGGTAGCAGATAACGCACTGGCAAAACTCAATCAAACGTACGAGGAGCACGCAGCATGATGAGAATGATTCTTATCGTGATTGCCGCTGTGCTGGCAATCGGCATGTTTTTATCCGCATTGGGCATGCATTAACGGGAAATAACACGCTCCTAGGCTGAGTTGGCCTAGGAGCGTGAAATTGTCCCTTGATGTTTGGCCGTAAATGACTGTGTGTTTTACGGGTTTTTTATTTAAATATCAAGATGTTATAAAATTTTGATTGAAATATAACGGTATACAGCTATGAAGGGATTTGTGAAAGAATGGGTGTTGACAGAAAGTTAGAAAAAAATAAAAAAACAAAGTGTAAATATACTTATTATAAATAAATAATATATATATATATATCATTATATTATTAGTATTTTTTAGATAATCCTTACAATTCCCGCATAAAATCGACTTTTTGCGCGGTCATATACGGCCAAACATAAACCCGTTTTTGACCCAAATATGGAATATTGCACAAAAAAACCAAAGATGATAATGTGACACATGGGCAGACGTGCAAAAGTAACCAGCTTTGATCTAGGAACAAATATGCGTAACCGTACCACGGGGGACGCAACCATAAAGGCCGCTCAGATTATCGAATCGCTGACAAGAAACGGCGACTATTTTATCGTGCCGCCGCATAAAGTAAGATCAGTAAGGCGCCGCGCACGCATTGAGGGCATAAAGATTAGAATCATGAAAAATGGCGATAAATACCGCATTGATCGTCTCTTGCATCTATGGCGGCCTGAAGAAAATCTGGAACCCGATCAAATAGCGTCAAAATATGAAACAGAAATTATCAATCTATCAAGTAAAAACAAAGAGTTAATAAGCTATTGCAACCGTTTTGCATACTTGATCGCCGTAGCAATGCAATACTTTCCACCGGCAATTATAGAAGAGTCCACCTCAGTGTTGGACGATTACGAAAACTATTTAAACAAAAACTAAAAATACCTATTGACAAGCTGGAATAATGGGAATAAATTAGGGATAGATAGGCGATTGGGTCTATCTGAACTCACAAGGGAGTCACAAAATGAAAGCAATCAAAACAACATACCTCGGCCCCACAAACACACGTGGTAGCCGGATAAAAGCCAGTGACGGTGATAAGAATCAGATCACAATATCGTGGCAATATGCACTGGAAGCCGACGAAAACCACAAGGCCGCAGCTAAAGCATTATGCGATAAAATGGGTTGGCATGGTCAGATGGTCATGGGTGGATTTCCCGATTGCAACGTTCACGTGTTTATTGAGGCACAATCATGAAAAAAACAAATCAACAATGGGCCGCGGAAGTTGCCGTGTTAAAGGCGCAACTGCCTTGCTATCTTGCCTCGGCCTCGAAAGAACTAGAAAAAACGAGCGCTGAGCGTTTTATGGCAAGCGGCGTTGTCATTAGCATAACAGACTTAACCGGCAAGTTAGTCGTAACTCCCTTTATGTGTGCGGATGGCCTAGAAAGCGCAACTATCGCGGCTCTAAAATCACAGATAAAGAAAACATTGGACTTGCAGGCTATTTCTAGCAAGGTGGGGGCATAATTATGAAAATTATAGCATCAAACCAAGATGGGTCAGTCATTGCGCACGTGGCCGTGCCCGAGACTGTACGTTGTGAAACGCTTCTTAATGGTCATGACGGGGCAAAGATTCTGCAAATCATTAACAATCCGTTAATCTGCGGGGATTTTTTGGTTATATTTCCGGCGAGTGCCGGGCTATCGCCTGGCGGTCGCCATAAAGAGCAATTTTGCGGGTCGTTTGAGACAGCAGTAGCGCTTTATCGCTTTGTGGGAGGGAAATAGTCATGAGAATCGAAACCATAGAAACCACAAGCCGCTACAGAGCGGCAAAAGAATGCCCTTGGGCATGCATTATAGCCAAGGTATGGGGCGGCTATAAATGCTTTGAGTCGCAAGATGACTACCGCATTTGGCGCCACCAGAAATAGGGAGGGGAAATAGTAAGGATGGAATTAAATTGCTCAACTTAAGAGAAGCCAAAAAGAAGGCTAACAAATAACCTAACCCGTTAGAGCTGACTAACCCTTGGCTCTAGCAAGATAGGCTAAAATCTATCCGGCGGCACAATGCCTAGTCCCATTGTGCCGCCCTAAACCCGGACTAGAAACAACAAGAGGACTAGAACATGACAACCGACTACTACACCGAAAACCTAGCTGATTTTGGCGCGCGTGAACGCGCCATTGCCGCCGAATTACTATCAGCACCCTTGCCGGATACATTCAACAATAGCGGAGTGAAACTCGCGTTTAATAAGAATAGCGGCAACGTGTTTCTGGTTAATGGGGATTATCAATGCGCTATGATGAACGGCGACAGCCTAGAAGTGCATCATTCAACGCCATATGACGGGCATGAAGGGTTTATAAGTGATTTGCTGGATTTATTCCCTGTTGACCTTAACCTAGAGGATGCACGCTATATCCTGGAAGCTGCTACAGCAGAAAACGTAACCCTTCCTGAAAACTGGCAGAAATTCGCAGATGGTGAAACTTCTAGCGCGAAGGTGGCGTAGCATGTCTAAAACTATCTCAGGCGGCCTCGCGTACCGCAAACAATACGCAATTCAATGCCTTTTAAAGGGTGTTAGCACGCGCGCACGCGACAATTGCTATGAAATGGGTGATGGCGATGACGTCGTGCGGCATATCATGAAAATTTGCCTCACGCCATTGCCGCCTCTATTGGAAATGGAGCCGGGCAAATCCTATGAATGGAATGGCCGCGAATACAAAGCAATCAGAAAGAGCCGCGCCGCTCATAAACGGCAAGCCGATCTAATCGATGCCATAAAGCATTCCGGCTCTTGGGATTACTGGCTTTATTTTTATCAAAACGGTACTTACGTGGGCTATGAAGCCGGAAAGGTAGCATAAAATGACAACACAACCAAAAGCAACCTACTGCAACGCCGCAAATGGTAACTTTTTACCCGTGATAAAAACTGGCACTAAAAAGCAAGTATTATGGGGAGCGCCGCTGGCAACTCGCAAAATGGCAGTTAAATATGCACAAATCCACCTAGCAACTAAAAGGAACTAACCATGACAACACTCAACCTCAAAGCCCTGCAAGCATGCAACATGGTAGCGAGTAAAGAAGCATCTAGACCGCAACTTGGGGGAGTTTACACGCACTTGAACGATCAAGGCTACCGCGTTTATGTCGCCACCAATGGGCACGCCCTAATCTGCATTGCAGAGTACGTGGCGGGCAAAGATGATGAGCAAGCAGCTATCATCCCCGCAAACGTAATTGCGCGCCTCAAAGACAAACACCTTACCACGTGCGAGTTGAGCGGGAATCAGATCACGCTCGGACAGGATGTTTTTACCTTTGAACCTATTGGCATAGCCTATCCCGATTACAAGCGCTGCATGACCTGGAAAGAGGGTGAGGTGGACCTAATCGGGTTAGACCCCGATTCGCTTTTGACGATCACTAAAGCGTATCGGCTTTATAATGACCAAAAACTGGCGTATCCGAGTCTGAATTTTCAAGATGCGATTAGCCCGATTAAAATCACGTTCGGCAATCCCGCTTTTACCGCTATCTTAATGCCAGTGAGGGCTTAGCCATGACTAATCAACAAGCTATTAGCCCGGGGACTAACAATGACTTATAAAATCATCACGCAAACCGAATCAGGCAAACTAGAGCTATGGACGAGCGAATCCAGTCTTAGTGACTTTGTCGCAGAGGCAAAGGCTCGCGGCTATCTGTGCACTGGCTATAATAAAAATCCATACCATAGGCCAGAACTACGAGGGCAACCAGAATTTGCGGGCCTATGCGGTCCCATGTATGACGGCGGCCCGATCCGTTATGAGTCCACCGCTGCTTATCAGCGACTCAGTGCATAGGGGCAAGCATGATTCCGCAACTTCTAAAATACCTTGGCTTCGCCTACATAGGCGCCGTATTGGTATGCTTCGCGCTGGCGTTTCTATATGCCGCCGCACGTGCCCTAGAATTCGTGGGAGTGCTACAATCATGATACTACGCGGCGAACAATACTACCGTAATGGCGATATCTGGCAGATCGAACAGATCATGAGCAACGGCGAAGTTATTCTTTTTTGCCCAGCGAATGGATGGAAATTGTATAGCTGGACTCACCTGGTAAAAAACTGGGAAAAAGTAAAATTTAGGTATTGACAGTGAATAAAAATGTGATAACTTTAACCATAGCAGATATTAATATCTGCTCAACCAAAACCAGGAGAGAGAGACAATGAAAAACACCTTGAACCAAAAACTGCGTATTGCGATTGATATTCTTTACACGGTGAATGAACCTGCCGTCAAAAATGCAATGCATAGTTATGCAATGACGTTATTAGATGCAGAGAATAATTCCGTAAAGTCCGCAAAACCTGTTAAAACACGCGGGACACGCCGCCGCGCCTACAAAACCCGTTTTGAGGATTTGATTGCGCCAATTATGCGTATGCATTGGGACGGCTTATCTGGGGAAAAGATTGCGGCCGCATTGGGTCCGCGCTCTATTTCCAATTTCACGGTGCGTAAGATCATTAAAAATCACGCCCACAAAATGCCACAATCTTCCTTTCAACAGGCCGCATAAAATGTCGCTTTTCGAATCTAGTAATGAGGAAAAAATCCAGCGCCTAGAACGGGCGCTGGATTGGGCACAGGCTACGCCGCAACCAATGTACCCGGATTATTGGCTGGATTTGCAGTGGGGGGCGCGTAAGCAATTGGAATTCTTAAAGCGCTGCGCGACCAAACCTGCACCGGAATATATCGTTATCAGCGATAAATATCCGTATCACCGGCACACTTCAATGAGTCAGGCCGTATTCGAAGCCCATCGTTTGGCAAATATGAGTGGGGGTAAGTTTACGATTTTGAAGGTAAAGAGTGAAATTGTGGGATTAGGAACATCGTCATGACCAAGCCACTCATCGGACCACCGCCAAACCGGCAAAAAATCCATTGCATGCAATGTGAAATTGACGTGTTGGCTGAATTAAAAAACGGTATGGAAATTTACCGGGCAGGATGGTTAAGCCATAAGCATTTCTGGCGTTGTCCTGCCTGCTTAAACTACGTGGGATGCCACGGCAACAGCACGAAGCCATTGGGCTGTATTCCTACGCCCTTGATGCGTTCTGCGCGGCTGGAAATTCATAAGGTACTTGATCCGCTTTGGAAGTCAGGCCGTTATAGCCGCTCAGAGTTATACGCCAAATTGTCGGAACGTTTGGGATGGCAATATCATACCGCTGATTTGAATGATATGGTGGAAGCCAAAAGGGTTTGGCGAATTGTTAAGGAGTTGGCAGCATGACTTGTAATATAACAAAAACAGAATTCTTGGAATTGGTGGCGAAGGTTTCTGTCTTCGTAATAGCGGAATTGTTCCCGTTAGTTGTTATTCATTCTTGGATAGGGCTTTTCTTTTTTCCCGGTATAATAATAGCTTGTATTATCATGGCTGGGATTTTCGGTTTGTGGAAGAAATTCTGGGGCTTCGTTTATGATCGTTTTTGCGGAGGTGCGAAATGACCGTCGCAGAACTCATTGAGGAACTTAAGAAACAGCCGCAGGATAGCATCGTGGTTTATCGAAATTGGGCAGACCTTCTCCGGCCGCCTTACCGCGATAAAAACGCACCGAACAGGACTTTTGGCCCGGTCGATTATGTTGAGCCGGTAAATGTAAAGCGGGTTGGAAAATGACCCCATCCAACGACAACGATGAATCCTGGGCGCAGATCACGATGCTTTTGTGCGAGTTTAGAATTGCGCGGATGCTTAAGAAACTAACAAAGATGATGGAGGGATGAATGACTGAAAAATCACAAGCAGAACTAGAAATCGAAGCCCTGGCGGATGTTTTTAACATCGCCACGACGGGATTTGATGAGTTTTATAAAACTGCCAAAGAAAAAGACAAAGGCGACTACAGCAAGGCTGCATCTGCGGGCTACTACAGCACGGCTGCATCTGCGGGCGACTACAGCACGGCTGCATCTGCGGGCGACTCCAGCACGGCTGCATCTGCGGGCTACTACAGCAAG